AAGAAAAACAATGTTAAAGGGTGGTAAACCAAAAGAATGTGATTATTGTTGGAATGTTGAAGATGCAAATAAAGATGCATTTAGTGATAGAATATTAAAAAGTGGTGAGGCATGGGCATTTCCGTATTTTGATAAAATCAAAAGGTCAGATCCGATGGAAAATACAAATCCATCATATGTGGAAGTTAGTTTTTCTAATCAATGTAATATGAGTTGTGGTTATTGTGATGTTAAAAGTAGTTCAAATTGGCAACATGAAATTTCAAAACACGGACATTATCCAACAAGTGGAATGTATAATAATACTGAGTGGATGGAACGAGAGGGAATTGTTCCTATACCACATACTAAACCAAATCCATATAGAGATGCATTTTGGAAATGGTGGCCTGATTTATTTCCAACATTACATACATTTAGAATTACTGGTGGTGAACCAATTTTATCAAAGGATACTTTTAAAGTATTAGATTATATTATTGATAATCCAAAGGTTAATCCTATGTTAGAAATGTCCGTCAATACTAATTTATGTGCACCTCAAGATATGGTAGAGGAATTTATTGATAAGGTAAAGTATATTACAGATAAAGATTTAGTTTGGAATTTTGCATTATTTACAAGTATAGAATCTTGGGGAGAACATGCAGAATATATGAGAGATGGAATGGATACAGAAAGATTTTGGAATAACTTGGATATGTTTTTAACTAAATGTGAAAGACCTGAAGCTACCATAATGGCAACTTATAATCTAACAAGTGTTCCAACTTATCACGAAGTTATTAAAAAAGTTTTTGAGATGAAAAAGAAATTTTATAATGGTAGAAGATATAGACATTACGGAATTATATTAGATACTGCATATTTACGACATCCTGAGTTTTTACAAATACGATTGTTATCTACTTATTGGATTGACAAGATACGAGATGATGTTGAGCTTATGGAAAGTCTATCTGAAGAAAAGTATACACATATATATGGACATGGACACGCTGGATTTTATGATTTTGAGAGGGAAAAATTAAGACGAGTTTTAGATTGGGTAGACGCACCACTTGATGATATAAAGTGGTTAATGAAAATGAGGAGAGATTTTGTATTATTTATTGATGAATTTGATAAAAGACGAGGAAAGGATTTCTTAAAAACATTTCCTGAAATGGAAGATTTTTATCATTCTTGTAAAAAGTTAATATAATGTTTGGAGTATTAACTAAAGAAGGAAAAGTCCCATATGTATCATTAGATGAATTTATTGATATTGATAAAATGAAATATTTTAGTGGGTATATTCACAGACAACTTCATAATAAGTTTTTAACACAGAAAAATCCACCAGATTATTTGATTCCATTCATTAAAGATAAGGATTTACATTCTGTATTTAGCACTTATTATAATGATATTCCTGTTGAAAAAAGTTGGTTGCTTGTTAATGAATATCTGCCTGAACTTGTCAATTATCTTAAAGAAACTGTAATGGAAGATATTCATGGAATATTTGTTTTAGAAGAAAAACTTGGTTATAATACAAGTTTTCATAGGGATTGGGGAGAAGATACTACGGGTGAAAAACATGAATCAGAAGGATTAGTTCCAACTGAAGAAAGAGCTAGAAAAACAAGTGAAAATTGGGCATGGTTTAGGTTTTCAGGAAGTAAGAGACTTTATATTTCTGATATTGATGGTAAGAATGATATTTCAAAAAGAATATCAGTAAAATCTTATGGTGCATATTTTAATGGTTTAGATTATCATGGAACTCATGATTTATCAAGTGGATTTAGTATTAGGTTACATGGTATTTTAAAGGATAATGTAAGAGAAAAATTAGGATTAGATGATTAATTTAGTTACAGTTTGTGGTCACAATACCACAATGTTAAGACATATGTTGAATCATTACAAAGATTTTGTTGACGAAATTTATGTTGTTGTATATTTATCATCAGACAAAGATAGAGTTTTATCGGAAGTCAAGGAAATCACTCGTGATTTAAATATTGATATACATAAACAAACTATCGAAGAACCATTTAATTGGGAAAGAGTTACAGAGTTATACAATGAAACAAAACTATTAAAACCAAATGATTGGTGGATTGTATCGGATGATGATGAATTTCATATTTATCCAAAACCAATAAGTGAGTTGATAGAGGATTGTGAAACAGATGGTTATAAATTTATTACAGGAGCATTTTTAGATAGAATTGGAGAGGGTGGAAAATTCCCACTCATAAATGATGATAGTGATATTTGGAAAGAATTTCCATTGGTGGGTTCATTTAGATATCCAATTTCTAATGCATGTCCTAATAAGACCGTAGTAATGAAAGGTGATGTACAAATCACTAATGGACAGCATTATGCAATGATAGATAAACAAGATACATATGGTGATAGATGGAATCACCCATTACGATATCCTGTTGATGAGTGTTTTATTCAAGTTCACCATTTTAAGTGGGACTTGTCTGTTTTGAGGAGAATTAAAGAGGTTGTTGGTACTAAAAAGATATATACTTTTCACAAGGAATACAAAATAATGTTTGATTATATATTAGATAATTTTGGAACTATTGATATTAAAGATACGAGATTTATGATAGAAAATGGTAGTAAAGACTATTTTGATTACCCACATTGGGATGAGATAAAAAAACAGGCATTAGAGTATAAAGTATGAAACGATTGGCTATTATATTACCCTATGATGAAAAACATATGGAAAACTTTACAGAACATTTCAAGGCCACTATACCTGAAACTGATAAACTTTACTATAAATTAGTTTTTGTAAAACAAAAATCTAATAGACCTTTAAACAAGTGTAAGTTATTTAATATTGGTTTTATGTTACATAAGGATAAATTTGATTATTTTTGTTTTCACGATTCAAATTTAATTCCTATTTCTGAAGAATGTAATTATGATTACGAAGAAAAACCAATTTCGTTAGTTGGGATGAGAAATAAAATAAATTTTGGTGATCAAGAAAATGTTCAAAATTTCAATGATTACTCATTACCATATGATGAATATTTTGGTGGTGCAACTTTGTTTTCAAAAAATCATTTTCAAAAAATAAATGGATATTCAAATAACTATTGGGGAGTCGGATATGAAGATTACGATTTACTATTAAGGTGTGTTATTAAGGGATTATCCGTAAGGACAGAATTAGAAACTCAAGTATCAAAAACATTTGGATCTTTTAATGGTCGTAATTCATATTTAGAAATACCAGCAAACAATATGAAAATAAAAAAATTAACAAGTAAAAGTTTTTCAATGTCTGCTTGGTTTTATTCTGATGGAGAACCACCTTATAGTTCAGATGTAGACAATAATAGGTGTGAATATAGTATCATTACACGACCAGGATACCATACAGGATTAACATATACATATGGTGGTTTTATAAAGTCTGTTATTTGGATTAGACCTCACGGAAGTAGTGAAGTTGCACCTATTGTTATTCAAGTTCCATCGAGAACTAATACTTGGTATCATATTGGGATGACCGTAGATGATAGAAAAGGAGTGTTTAGTCTTTATATAAATGGAAAGTTAATGGGGAAGAAGGAATATGAAGGAGAATTAATTGATTATTTTAATAAACCATATTATATAGGAGTAGGTGATCCTAATTTGGGAGTGTGGAGAAATTATCACAAAGGACAAATATCAGAAGTAGGAATTTGGTCTGAAGATTTACAAGATTATGAAATGGAACTTATTTTTCAAAAGGGGATTATTAATAATAAAGGTGAGTATTCTATTTCCAAGTTACCAGTAGGATTGTGGGATTTTAAAGGTGGTTATGATAATATTACCTTTGACATAAGTGGAAATGGAAATCATGCAAAATTTTATAATGTGGGATTCGCAAATAAATCGTTAAAAAGTAATACAGAAAGATATTTACCTTATAGAAGAAATGGTGCTTATGGTTATTTATCAACAGAGGAAAATTATTCAAATTTACAAAATTTAACAAGAAGTCAACATCCTGAAATAATGACAAATCGTAATACTTTTAATAAAAAAGTAAAACAAGAAATGCAGGATACAGATATAGATGGGTTATCATCAACAAAATTTCGGATAGTTAACAGACAAGACTATCAGGGAAAACATGAAGTTATTGAAGTAGTAATATAAGGAGAAAAGTTATGGCTACAAAGAAAAAAGAAACAGATGCAAGAGATGCTCTTGACTCTACCACACCAAATGAGAGTAGTGAACTTAGTGCAATAGCAGTTAAGTCATTGACTAATTTGGAAGAAAAAGTTGAAGCAATAGATTGGAAACTTTGGGAGATTTACAATATCGTAAAGACATATGTAGAATCTAATCCAAATGGTCCTGTTGCACCAACGGTTTCACAACCACAGGCATCAACGGCTGATATAGCAGCAGAAGTTGCAAAGGCCTTACAAGGCAACGCACCCAAAGAAACAAAATCCGTAGTTGGTAAATTATTTGGTAAGTAATGTATAAACTTGCAATTATAGTTCCTTATAGGGATAGAGAAGAACATCTTGCCCGATTCGTACCACATATGGATAAGTTTCTATCTAATAAAAAGATAGATTATAAAATCTTTGTGGTTGAGCAATCTGATGACCGACCTTTTAATCGAGGTTGGTTATTAAATATAGGATATGATATATCAAGTAAACAAGGTTATGATTATTTTTGTTTTCACGACATTGATATGCTACCAGAGGATGATACCTGTGATTATTCTTGGGTAGACAAACCAACACATATTGCAGCAAGACTAAGTAAATTCAACTATCGTTTAGTTTATCCTGAATATTTTAGTGGAGTAACATTATTCAACAAAGAACACTTTGAGTGGATTAATGGATTTTCCAACAAGTATTGGGGGTGGGGATTTGAAGATGATGATCTATTATATCGTTGTAGAAAACGAGGTGTTCCATTAACCGAACAATGGACAGGTTCATCTAAGGATAAGACACCAAGATACATCAGTACTATGGAATTTAATGGTAGAGATTATCTTGAAATAAAAAACACTCTTACTTTAAATAAAGTTGTAAACTCATCGTTTAGTGTTGAGGCTTGGGTTGAACCAAGTGATGATTTGGAATTAGATGAAAATAAAGACTATGATGAATTTCATGTCTTTACTCGACCAGGTCATCACGTAGGAATAGCCTATACAAGTGGAATGCAGTATAAAGGTGCTATTTGGAATAACAACAACGAACAATCTATGGTAGTTTCAGACAGAAGAACTAATGAATGGGTTCACGTTATCTATACATTAGACCATGTTTTGAAACGATTAAGAATGTATGTAAATGGGGTGGAAGTAAATGAATCACCCACAGACTTTTTAGGTAAAATTAAAGAATCAAATAATGTTCCGTATTACATTGGATGTGCAAATCCAAATGCAAGATTTGAAGATAGAGGATATTTTAAAGGAACGATAGCACAACTCACCTTGTGGTCAAATTGTATAAGTTCTGAAGAAGCATCTTATTTGTATAATGACGGATTCCCAATCAATGTTACAGATAATAAACAATTTGACGGATGGAGACAAGGAACAGAGAAATATAAATCGGCTAAAGATGTAGTTGGATATTGGAATTTTGATAATGTTGTAGGTGATATGGTAATTGATAAAAGTGGAAATGATAACCACGCTAAAATATTTGGTGCAATCAAAAAAGAAAAAGAACTAAGAATTGGTAATATTGCATTAATACCAAATAGACGAGATGGTAAATTTACTTGTTTGGAACACGAAGAAAATGGATGGGCACAAACTAAATTTACTCATTGGGAAACAAGAGAAAATCAATTAAGATTTTTTAATAAAGTTAGAAATGGGATTGAGGATTTGACCAAAGATGGTTTAAATAGTTTAAAATATGAAATCAAAAACTCAGAAACATTTTTGGATAAACATGAATTTATATCGGTAAAATAATTATGAAAGAAATTGACCTACACGGATTAAAGCACGAAGTGGTAAGACAAACTTTAGAAAATGATATTATTTTGGAATATAATAATGGAAATTTTCCTATTCGTGTAATAACAGGTAATTCACTATATATGAAAAAGATAGTATCAAAGGCGGTGGAGAATCAAAGATTTAAATCTAAAGAGGAATCACATAATAGTGGAGCGGTAATAGTATACGAGTGAAAAGATATATAAAATTAAATACTTATGGATACGATTCAGAACTTGATACTGGTTGGGGAAATAGATTTGAAATATGGAAATATGGTTATGTGTTAAATAAAATTAATAATTTTGATTTTCAATTAGTCATTGAATCAGAATATTGGCCAGAACTTGATTATATTGATATACCTTATTTAAAAACAGATTATATCAATGATATTAATTCTAAGGTATTACCAAAAAATCTTGATATTTTAGATAAAACAAAAAATTGGTATATGGATGATAGTATTTTTTATTGTATTGCTGGAGAGTCACCATATAAGATTCCCACCTTAAAATTAAAAGATAAAAAATTAGACACCACCATAAGAAAAAAATTAAAGAATTCAGTAGGAATTCATATTAGATTAAAAAATTGGAAATCAACTGAGAATGTTGAATTGGGTTTTATGCAGGATTATGAAAGAAATCCAAAACCACTTTATGATTATTGTGATAGTTTAATTAAAAAAGTAGATAATTTTTACATCAGTACAGATATTATTAGAGAAGATTTACCAAATTTAAAAGAATCTAATAATAAATTTTTAAAAGAGTTTTACAATAGATATGAAACAATAGATTATAGTGATATTTACAAGGTAAACAATAAACCTTTAAGAGATGTAATCGATTTGTTTAGTCTTATATATTGTGATACTTTTATTGTAGGACAATCAAGTTGGAGTGGATTTGTTGAAAACTATCGTAGAGAGATAAACAACAATAGAAATCACAGAATAGAAATGGAATATATTAACGCACATGATATTAGGTAGCATATGAGTAAAAAATTAGCAATATGTGTCCCACATTACAAAAGGGAAGAACATTTAAAAACTTTTATTCCACATATGGATGAATTTTTTGAGGGTAAAGATATAGAATACAAGATATTTGTGGCTAATCAAGTCTATCCTGATTCAGTTAGTGGATTCAACAGAGGAACATCCAAGAATGTTGCTTTTGATGTTGCACAAAAAGAAGGTTATGATTACTTTTGTTTCCACGACATTGATATGTTACCCGAAGATGATTCGTGTGATTATTCATATCCTGAAAATGTAGAACATTTAGCAGTTCATGTGGCACAATTTGATTACGGATTAAAATATCAAGAATACTTTGGTGGTTCTATTTTATTCACAAAAGAACAATACGAAACTATAAATGGTTATTCTAATGGATACTTTAATTGGGGAATGGAAGATGATGATTTATTATATCGTGTAAAGAAAAAAGGTTTAGCTAAAGAAACATTTATGAATCACGAATCAGACGAAGAAAGAAACTTTATACGATTAGATGGACTATCAAATTACATAAAAATAAATCCAAATGAATCAATACGAGAAGTAACAAGTAAAAGTTTTACAATGTCTGTAATGGTAAGGGCAGAAGATAGATTTGATATTCCTAAATACTTAATAGGAGATGTTGAGAATAGGAAATTTATTCATCAGTACATTTTTGGACGACCATCATTTCAAATGGGATTAGGTTGGGATAATTCAGATGCATATTCTTTTGGATTGTTTGACCAAAAAAATAATCATTCTTATATGTGGATAAAAAGACCACCAGATGTTTGGACACATTTAATGGTTACGGTAGATGTTGATAATAGTAAACTTAGATTTTATTTAAATGGAGAAGAATCAGATTCACGATTCGGTCATGGTTCACAATCACCATTAGAATTCAAATCACCTTTAAAAAAATATGGTGGTAATCCATTTTATATAGGTGTGGGTGATCCTAACAAAGAGGAATCTAATTTCTTTGCTGGTGATATTGCACAAGTTTGTTTATTTGATAGAGCCTTTAGTGATGATGAAATAAACCAATATTATAAAACTGATTATCCATTTGCAATAAATTCAAAATTACATTATGATTTTTCTAAAGTAGAAAATGATATTGTTTATGATATGAGTGGTAACGGAAATCACGGACTTTTGAGAGGTGGATACATAGAATCAGAATCAATTGGTAAAATACCAAACACTACCTTACCATATAGAACTCGACCAGGTAGGTTTTTCTCACAGGCACACAAAAGAAATGATATGGTTGGTGGTAAATGGGTACATCAGAAAGATACAAGTATCAATGAAAGAAGATTTGTTGAAGAAGTTCAAGGTGGTATGATTAATACAGATGACGATGGACTTACAGATTTAAATTATAGTGTGGTTGGTAGGAAAACATTATTTGGTACTAAGCATGAAATGATAGATTTTAAATGTGAACAAGATATTCCAAGTCATGTGGAGTTTTAATGATTGTTTTAGGTTATGATTTTTATAAAGATAATTCTATTCAAAAACCAAATGGTTTGATAGGTCAAAAAATAACGGATGATAATAAAGACACATCCAATATTTTTCAGTTATATTTACCGCCATATTTAATAGAAATGTTCGATAATTTTAAAATAGATTATAAGGCTGATTCGGTTGATAACATTGAAAAAATGAATTTAAAACATAAATGGATTTATGTATTAGATGCACTTGGTGATCCTCGTGGTTGGTTAGGTAAATATTCTAAAGATGAAAATTCAATAAAGTCTGTATTTAGTGGTGTTAGTAAAAAGGCATTAAAACAGGTTCGAGACAATAAGGCCGTAATTATGATTTATCAGCCTATGGAAGGTTACCCTACCAATTGGTTGGGTAATGATGTTTATGAAATAATTTATAAAGAAATTAAAAAATATAAATTAAATCCCAAAAATATTTTATATGTGACTGGTAATTGGAAATTAAAAGAAGATTTCAAAAAGTGGAAACCCAAATCAAAATATTCTAAATCAGAAAATATTGTTGTATATAGTTTTAATAATGAAAGATATTTAGATTTTAGGAATAAATGGGAAGTTGCGGATTTAAATTCTAATAAAAAAAGAAGGGCATATTTTTTATGTTATAATAGGACACCACGAGGTCATAGAATGTATTTACTTTGTCTATTGCATGGTGCTGGTTTGATTCAAAAAGGATTTGTTTCATGTTCAGAAGTGCCTACGGATAAAAACTCACAAACTATTTTTAGTGGGTTTCTACATAATTTAGGTGTTGGTGTCAATTTACGAAAAAATGCAATTCAACTAAGACAAGAATTTGCTAAAGGTTCACCCTACATAGTGGATGTTGATGAATGGGGAACAAATCATTTTGATACATCACCACCTTGGCCATATGAAGAATCATTTTTTTCTGTAACCACTAATACTTTGTTTGAAGATGACGCATTATTTTTAGATGAAAAAATTTGGAAACCTATATTGAATTACCATCCTTTTATTTTTGTAGGATGTTATAATAGTTTAGAAAAACTCAAAGAGTTAGGGTTTAAAACATTTCATCCTTTTATAGACGAAAGTTATGATAAAGAAAAAAATCCTGTAAAGAGAATGTTAATGATTGTTAAAGAAATAGAAAGGTTGTGTAGTTATACGATGGAAGAAATGGAAAATTGGTATGAACAATTACTTCCAAGATTAAAATACAATCATCATCATTTATTTGATAGAAAAAACTTTAGTGAGTTTTTAAAAGTGATAAAACATGAAGTATAGTTTTATTTTTGATGATGATAATACATCTATGGGATTTCTTGAAAATGTAAGATTTGCAGGAATTGATATCAATAGAAAATCAATTGACAATATAAAAGATGATTTAAATTATTATGTAATGTGGAGTGGTAGTGGGAATAGCATCGATAAGTCAAAGGTTGAGTTAATCAATCAAGGTAAAATGAAATTACTTTTGATTTCGGATGGTGAGGCGTTACAAGAAATGACATTAAATTGGGCCGTAGATGTTATTAAAGATTTTAAAATAGATTCAAAACAAGTTATTTTTATGTCTTATGATTTAAGAAGTGATGAAACATATAAGTTATTATTAAAAGAATTTTCTAAATTTAGAAAATATCCATTAAGTGTTATTGGGATGGATACATATTGTTTTGAATCTCATTCAAATTTTGGTGATTTACCGCTACCAAATAAAGATAAAAAACCATACAAATATGTTTGTTATAATGCAAACGCAAAAGAATATAGAATGTTTATGGTTACTGAACTATTTAGACGAGGACTTGATAAACAAGGATTGATTTCTCTACTATTTAGATATGGTTCACCACAACAGATGAGTAGTGATTTTGTAAGTGAATTAGGATTTAATACAAATAAAGAATTTGGTAAATTGGTTGATAGTTACGCTAAAACAGAAATGACTAAACGAGTACCTTTAATTCTTGACCAAACTGTAAAACAAGTTGATAAAAATGATAGACCTGTTTCAGTTAATCATATAGAAAATTCATATTTTAATATAATAACAGAAAGTTATATGTACAACAAATCATTACCACAATCTCATAAAACGATTTTTGAAATGAGTGAAAAAACATATAAGGCACTTATATGTCAACCATTTATCCATTTGGGTAGTTATGGAGTTTTAGAGTATATGAAATCAATGGGATATAAAACTTTTCCTGAATTATTTGATGAAAGTTATGATGGTATAATAAATCATACAGATAGATTGTTAGCAGTTGTGAATTCGGTAGAAAAGGCCTGTAAAATTGATGATAGTGAATTTCATCATATTTATTGTAATGAAATTATACCAAAAGTTATTCACAATAGAAAATTGGCTAAATCTAAAAAAATTAAAGAAAAAATATGGAATAAGTTTATATCGGAGTTAGTAAAGTTATGAATGATGATTGTACTGGATATTTAAAACCATTTTGGGATGATGAATACAAACATTTGAAGTATAAAAAAATGCCATTTAATAGTAAATATGATGTATCCAAATGGAGAGAAAAGGGTTATACACAAGATGAAAAATACTTTACAGGAGAAATGTGTAATTACAACGAAAAACAACCAAGTTGGAATGAAACATTTATTTCTTGGGCTAGATATCAACACGGATTACATGATATTGGGTGTTGTTATTATCGTATGGTAACAAATGAAATATTACCAGTACACGGAGATGATTACAAACTTTATAGAGAAAAATTTAAAGTAGAACTTGTTGATTGTTATAGAATTTTAGTATTTTTAGAAGATTGGAAAAGTGGTCATTATTTTGAATTTAATAATAGGCCAGTAGTTGATTGGAAAAGTGGTGATTATTTTATATGGAATGATAAAGTTCCACATATGGCAGCAAATATTGGTATAGATGATAGATATACCTTACAAATAACAGGACATAAAAAATGAAAGTTTATAATCTTACAACCGAAAAATGTGCATCTAGATCTGTCGGTGGTGCCATAGAGGTTATATTGGGTGATAAGTATTTAAAAACTTATCCTGAAAAACATTCAAAAATATTTCCTAAATTTATACAATCTTATTATCATCTTACAACAGACGATTGGAATAATTTTGATAAATTATGTGATGATAATTATGTTTTTCAATTTGTGAGAAATCCGTTTGATAGATTTGTTTCTTCTTTTATAATGGCATATGGTGGAGATGAGGGACATAATTTTATAGCTGACGATATACCAAAACTTAGAAATCCAATATCAAAAGAAAATCAATTACTCTGTTTTAAAGATTTTTGTAAAAGAGTATCTGATAGTTTTAATGGTGGAAATTTTAATATGAATTCACACGTCATGTTACAAACTGATTGTTTAAGTTTTACTGCTAGAACTCCGAAACATAATATTATGGAGTTTGATATATGTGATTATATTGAAAGAAAAAAATATAATATTTTTAAAGTAGAAAATTATGATGAAAGTCTTGAAACACTCACATCTGATTTTGAAAAAAATAATTTTGTTACTTTTAAATTTCTTAAAAATATTGGTAAAATAGGAGATAGGTCATCGAAGAAATTCAGTACTGATTATAGAGATTGGTATAATGATGAAACATATAATTTAATGAGTCCTCATTTTAAAAAAGAAATGGAGTTATTTAATTATGAATTTTAACAAAATATATTTACAAAATTTGTTTATAGAAAATCCACCACACACTTCTGCAGAATTACTTTTTGAATGGGATAGGCCTCCAGATAATTCTTTTCAAATGAGCCTATATTCTGAAATAGAAACTGCAAAAGAAACTAATAAGTATATATTATTAATTAATGTTAACTTTGATCCTTGGTATCAATTTACAGAAAATAAAGATGTACGAGATGGAGTTTTAAAATCACTAAAAGAATTTTCAAATAAAGATGAAAGATTTAAAAAATATGTCAAGGATGTGAAAAATAAAAAAGCCTTAATATGTTTTATATGTTATGAGCCGAGTAATTTTTACTTCGAACCATATACTGAATTATTTTTAAATTTTTGTAATTACTTAAAAGTAAATCAGAAAAGTACATTTTTTATGGTGCCAGAAGATTATCATGTAGATATAGAAACTAATGGGTTTGATGTAATATTTTATCCAGGTCATACACCAAGAGGATTAGAAAATTATGAAGAATTAGATGAGTATGTAAACTTTTACAGGTTTTACAATAAACATACAAGAGATATGTACAGAGATAAACATTTTATTTCTACAAATAATGGTGGAAGAATAGGACGAACAAACATTTATAAAATCGTAGACGATAATAATTTATACGAAAAGGGGTATTTTTCATATCTACATACAGGAGATGATACCCTTGAAGGTTTAAAACAAAATTTAAATTGGTTTGGGCCAATTCAATGGTCACCACAATATTGGGATTATAAAGAAAAAAATAATTTAAAGTATGAAGAATTTGATGATGATTATGTACAGAAATTATATGACAAATTACCTATTGTATTAGATATAGAAAGAATAGCTTCAGGTGAAAAATATTATTTACAACCAGGTTTTTTAAATTCTTATTTTAATATAAATTGTGAGAGTTTTGAACAAAATGATGAGTGGAGTTATTGTAGTGAAAAATCATTTAAACCATTAATTTCTTGTCAACCATTTATATTAGTGGCAGGACAAAATCATTTAAAAACTTATAAAAAGTGGGGATATAAAACTTTTCATCCTTATATTGATGAGAGTTATGATGATGAACCAGATTACCATATACGGATGAAAATGATTGAAAATGAAATTTTAAGATTGTGTTCTTTTACTAAAAAAGAAATACATGAATGGTATTGGAATATGAATGATATACTATTACACAATTTAAATAATTTTAAAAAAACTATAACTACCGATTCACAAAAACGATATAAGAAAATTGAGGACAAGTGGAAAAATATATAATAACAAGTGGATGTAGTTATTCTGATGTTTCAATGGGAGCGTGGCCTAAACACATTGATGAATTTTTTCCTAATGTAATTGTCAAGAATTATGGTTCTTGTGCAAGAGGAAATGACTACATTAGTCGAACAATAATATCATCAGTGCAAAAGTTGTTAGATGATGGTGTAAAACCAAATAATATTTTTGTTTTGGGGTGTTGGTCTGGATTACAAAGACGAGATATATTAATAAATAAAGAAAGTGTTAAACAGCATTTTTCTTTATCTCATCATACAAAAAAACAAAATGAGTTGGGATTTACAAATAAATTACCAATAGGTGAGTGGGAAGGATTTAACGAGGAATGGTGGAAACTTATATCAGAAGAACAAGGTATAATAATTTCACTTGAGAATATTTTGAGAACAGAGTGGTTTTTAAGAGATAAAAAAATAAATTATAAATTTTTCAGTTTTGTTAATATTTTTGTAGATTCACATTACTTTGAGGAATGGAATCCAAAATATAATACAGAATCTAATACAAAAATTATTGAAAAATATCCAAATACTAAATATCTTTGGGATATGATAGATTGGGATAAATGGTGGTTTTGGAAAAATTATGGTGGAGTCGGTAATTGGATATTAGAAAATGTTAAGGGTGGATATGATAAAGATGAGATTGGTGGAATGTTAGGACATAACCATCCAACTGAAAAAGGTCATAAAGAGTTTGCAGAAAAAATAGTATCTATTTTTATAAATGATACTTATAATTAACAAAGGAGTTATTATGATAAAATATTTTAAATATCTTTGGTTTAAAGTTAAAGCTTGGTATCTTTACAAGAAGAAAATCAAAGAAATTAGAAAACGAGATCCGTTTATTTACAAATAAAATGGAAATTATAGGTTTTGGTGATAGTTGGGTTGCTGGACACGGAGTAGAAGCTGACGAGAAGTATTCTGATGTTCCTAATGAAAAAGTACCTGATGAGATATTAAAAATTCGTTTAAATGGTTCTTTAATTTCACAACTGGCAAATAAAGTAGATTGTACATGGAAAAACTATGGGTTATGTGGTGCAAGTAATAGTGAGATTTATAATTCTTTTTTAGAATGGTATAATAGTGTAAAAGTTAATAGTAGATATGTAGTTATTGTTGGATTTACAGTTACAAGTCGTGATGTTATACCATCTAAAACTGAAAAAGAACGAGGAATTAATCGAGAATTAATAGATGAATCTGATCAGATTAGACATTTACTACTTATTTATGATAAAATTTTAAAGTTATGTAAAGATAAAAATATTAATTGTATTTTTTTCAACGCGTGGGATTCAAGTTTGGATGATAAGTATGAAAACTTTTGGAAACCATCAGATACTATGGCTAATTTTTTATTAAATAAAGAGAAGAATGTGTGGCAATATGATTGGGGAAAAAATAATTATTATAAACTTGTTGGTACACGAGGTGGTTGGCATCCAAATATTAAAGGTTATAAATACATTACAGAAGAATTATATAATTTTGGAGTGAAATTAAAAATATGGTAAATAGGTTATTAACAATGGGATGTAGTTTTAGTTGTAATTCTTATCCTGAAATTTTACAAAACATAATGGGTGATATAGAAGTTCATAATTGGTCACGACATTCTTGTGGAAACGAACACATAATGAGGTCGGTTATATTTGGTTGTCAACAACATTATCAACAATATAAAACTTATGATAATTTATATGTTATTGTACAATGGTCAGGATTGCATAGGGTAGAAAAATTAGTTACTAAAAAAGAAACCATAGAGTTTGATGATTATTTAGAAAATGCCGAAGTTACACCAATAGTAAATTGGGATGATGATTGGGAGAGTGGTAAAAAAAGAGAATCGGGTTGGTTGTTTGGAACGGGCTGGTTTCATTTACCAATTTGGAAAAAGTGGTTTCAAACCATAGAAACTGATGAACTTGCCTTTATTAGAACTATGGAATGTATTTTAACACTACAACACTTTTTTAAATCAAATAATATAAATTATAAAATGATAAAGATGGAAAATATTTTTAATGATTATTCGGTTGATTATTTAAAGGGGGCCACGATATCAGAACCCGATTCACAAGATTCTGGTGTGTTATGGAATCATTTGAGCACTTTAGATACCATTAAAAATGTTTCAAAGAATACACCATTACTTAAAGATAAGTTTCCAAACGCCACTCATTTGTGGGATATGATTGATTGGTCTAAATGGTTTTTATATAAAAATGATTTGGTTGAGAATGGTGGAATTTCAGAGTGGACTTTATTTGAGGGAAGTCGGCCTTGGTCTACCGAAGATGATGTACAACATCCAAGTATGGAAAATAGAGAATTATTTACAAGAAAAGTTTTATTAGAGGATATTGAGAAATGGAAATAAAAATTAAAGGAATTGATAGACATATTATAACAGGTGGTTGTAGTTTTACAAATTGTGCAAAATCTTGGCCATATCATATAGACCAAGAAAAATATGGGTGGGTACACAATGTTGCAACACCAGGTGCTGGGCAGGCATTTATATCTCGTAGTGTTATTTACGAAATTGAACAGATGATAGGCAATGGTATCCGTACTGAAGATATTGATGTATTTGTAATGTGGTCAGGAATAGATAGGTATGAAATACTATCTACTCAAAAAGAAACGCCGATGCATCAACTCTATATAGAGGGTAATGATATGAATTGGTTAGAAAATTTTGTTTATAGAGATGGTGACAGAATTCCTTTTGAGGAATCTTGTTGGTTAAAAAGTTCGACTCGTGGTATGCAGTGGGAAAATAAACCTGTTGTTAAATTATTTGATACTTATTTTAAACACTTCCACACGGAAGAAGAAAGTTTTGTTAGAAGTCTTGAAAATATTTTAAGATTACAATGGTATCTTGAAAGTAAAGGTATAAACTACAAATTTATGTGTTGGCAAAACATCTTTAATAAATATAGTTTTACCGTACCTAAAGGTTTTCCATCGGCAGGTGAAGTTAATGAAGGACATAATATTTGGTGTATGGGTTGGTTTGACAATTATCATTGGTCACCAAATAGAATTTTTCCGAAGGATGTAACTTGTAAACTATCAAAAGATACACCTTTATTAAAAGACTTATATGAAAATTCAACTCATCTGTGGGATATGTTAGATTTAAACAGATGGTGGTTTTATGAAGATAATCAAATAGAATATGGTGGTTTGGCAGAATGGATTGTTTTGGGTAAACGACATCCTTTTGGAAATGGTCGTGAGGATCCAGGACATCCATCCGAAAAATCTCACGGAGTTTTTACAGAAGAAGTTATTTATAAATTATTAGAGGAGTTAAGAGGATGAAACATATAGTTACATCAGGTTGTAGTTTTTCAGAAGATACACACACTTGGTCTACGTTTGTTAGGTTATATAGTGAAGAATACCATCCATCAGAAAAAATAAAAGTTTGGAATTATGGATGTGGTTCTCGTGGAAATTTTTGGATTAGAAGGTCAATTAGTAGTAAGGTATTTGATTTACTACAAGAAGGTGTTAATCCAAGTGATATTTACGCTATAGCATCTTGGTCAACTTCATCAAGAATAGAAACACCATTTGACCACACTAAATGGCCAATAGATCCAGATATGGGTAATTTTGATCCATCTGATGAGACCAAACCAGGTAGAGGACTTGAAAGATTCGGTGAAGTTAGATATCATAGGTATTTAGTATCAGACTTTGCTAGTAAATTCCATGACGGAAGTTCTTATGATGGTGGAGAAACATTTTGGACTTGCTGTCATCCTACTGTATATAAAACTCACGAAGAAGAAATGTTAAAATTCAATCAACATAAATATGCATCTTCGTTAGAAATAATAAATTATTATGACCAAATTTTATTCTTACAAAATTATTTAGATGTAAATAAAGTTAATTATATGTTTATGAGTATGAGAAATTTAAGACAAAATATATTTGGAGATGATTCTCTGAGTAATGAAGATTGGTGGTGTAAACAATTTAAGTGGAATGAAGATTCTAAATTTGAAATAAATAATTGTAAGTGTAGTCATTGTGAAGATTATAGAAGAAATGGTCATTGGTTAAAACCACAATATTCTCGAATGATTACTCCAAATGTCAAGGAATGTCCTATGATTGAAGAATCACTACCACATTTAAAACCAACCATTAAACAAATAAATTGGGATAAGTTTTGGTTTTATAAAAATGAACGAAACGATTATGGTGGTAATTTAGAATGGACACATGAAAATACTGATTTTTGTTCTCCTAATCCAGAACCACATCATCCAATGCCACACTCTTGGTTAGAGTTCTTTTGGAATATTTTGAAACCAAGATTAGAAAAAGATAAAGTTTATGTTAAAGGAGATGATAGTTTTTATGTAGATTTAACAACTCAATGGGGCAAATTTAAAGGAGATAATATATGAAAATATTAGGGATAAACGGATTAAATCACGACGCTGCAGTGGCCCTTATAGAAGATGGTGAAGTATTATTTGCTGGTCATAGTGAGAGATATAGTGGGGTTAAAAACGATTCTGATTTAAACAATGAGTTGATGGCTGATTGTTATCGATATGGTAGACCAGACAAAATTGCATATTTTGAACGACCATACTTAAAAAAACTTAGACAATTAAAGGCAGGTCAGTATAGTGAAGTTCTTTCTACTAAAAATATTCCATATAATTATTTAAAAAAATGGATAGGAAATACTCCAATTGAATATGTTCAACATCATCAATCTCATGCAGCAGCAGGATACTACACGAGTCCTTATGAAGAATCTGCAATCGTAGTAATAGATGCAATAGGAGAGTTTGAGACTTGTACGATTTGGTATGCTTGGGGAAGTCATTTTGAAAAACGATATAGTTTAAAATATCCAAAATCACTTGGTCTTTGGTATTCAGCAATGACTCAACGATTAGGATTAAAACCGCAAGAAGATGAATACATCCTTATGGGAATGGCTGGTTGGGGGACGGTTAATGAGGAATTAAAACAAAACATACGAAATGATTTCTTTAACGATAGTGATAAACTGATTGACCTAAAGAATAATTTACACAGAGGTTGTTTAGATTGGAATCCTGAATACTACAAAGATGATGATAGTGAACAATGGAAATTTGATATTGCAGCAAATGTCCAATCAATTTGTGAAGAAGAAATCGTAAAGGTATTTGAGTTGACAAAACAATTAGTACCCGAAACAGATAATTGTGTTTACATGGGTGGAGTTGCATTAAATTGTGTAGCAAACTCAATTATAGCCCGTGACCACTATCCTAATTTATGGATATTACCAAATCCAGGTGATGCAGGTTCATCATTAGGTTCTGCAGCATATGTATTTGGTGAACACGTGAATTGGACTTCACCATTTACAGGTTATGATATAAAAGGAAAATATCCAACCACAAAAGTATTAAATGAATTGTTGAGGGGGAATATAGTAGGAGTGGCAAATGGTAGAGCAGAATTTGGGCCACGAGCTTTGGGTAATAGAAGTTTGTTGGCAGATCCAAGAGGTAAGAATATTAAAGACCAAATGAATGAAATTAAAAATAGACAAAAGTTTCGTCCCTTTGCACCATCGGTGCTGGAAGAGCACGCCCACGAAATATTTGATATGCCAGTTCGTAAGTCTCAGTTTATGCAATTTACTGCACCTTGTAAATTTCCTAAGAAGTATCCAGCAATATGCCATGTTGATAATACTTCAAGAGTTCAAACCGTCAGTAAAGATGATAATCCTGGATATTATAAATTGATAAAAAGATTTTATGAGAAAACAGGATGTCCAATGGTTTTAAATACAAGTTTAAACATAAAAGGACAACCGATTGTAAACTCATATCATGATGGAGTAGAATTTACTAAAAAGTATAATGTGAAGGTGTTTTAATGAAAAGTATTGATATAATAAAAGAACTTGAAAAGTGGATAGTTGATAAAGGAAGTGGTGGATATACTGAAGGAGTAGATTCATATACTGAATATTATTCTGGTACAAATCCAATAGAAGGTATTCAGCAAACTAAACAAGAAATAAAAGAGTTTGTAGAATATTTAAATGATAAATTTAATGGTGGTATTATTTTGGAAGTTGGATTGGGATATTTTGGTAGTACTCATTTTATATGGAGAATGATTTTTGATAAAGTTATCACAATTGAAAATCAAAATGATAGAATTAAAGAATTTGGTTTGAACACTCAAAAATATTATAATAAGTGGATTTTAAATGATGGAAAAAGTTTCTTTATACATGGAGATTCGAATAGTCCAGGCACCGTAGGTGATTTATACAACTTAACTCAAAACGAAGAAATAGATATTGTGTTTATAGATGCTTTACATACTTATGAAGCAGTATTAACTGATTGGTTGGTTTATAGTCCACGAGTCAAGAGAGGTGGAATTGTGGCATTCCATGATTGTGAGAAAAGATTTCCACATCGTAAAGGAGTTGCGGATTTTATAGATGAATTAGAAAATGGAAACATAGATGGTAAAAAATATAAAATGAATAAGATTGTACATTCAGCTGAACAAGGAATTTGTTGGTATATAAAATGAATTTATTTATATTTTTATCACAGATGGGTTCAAATCACCATTTTCGTAATTTTGACAATATGGGTGATTGGAAAAAATATGCACACAATTGGGATTTTGATCTTTCCCATATAGCAAAAATAAAAAATGATAATTTAGATGTTGGATTATTAGAATGGAAATTTGATTATCATCATAATCTTTTTAATAATTTTGCATTAGAGTCTAATATATTGGACAACCTTGATGGGGATAGACCTTGTGTTATTTTATGGGAATGTCGAGATGAAATTGGTGAATTAGTAAGATGGGAACAAAACAAAGACCATCCTTTAATAAAAAATTTATTTAGAAAATTAAAAAATAAACAATCAAAATTGGTATTTTTTAATTGTGATGTCGGTCATGTTTATAATAAGGGAACTGAAAAGGACTTAGAGGATCCAGATTGGATGTATATAAAGGATTTCTTAAAAAGATATAATATTTCAGGTGAACAATTATCAATAATCGGGCCTGACAAATATGTCATTAGGGAAGATAGAGATAAGGTTGATAATGAAGGAGTAACTTTTTATAATTTTCACAGACAGGCAGCATATCAAAAAATTTATAATTTTGATTATTATAAAAATTTTAACAAAGTGGTTCAGAGTACAAGACCATTTCTCAGACAAAAGAAATATCTATGTTTAAATAATAGTACAAGAGAACATAGAGCAGATATATTTACCTTTTTACATCAGAATAATTTTATGTCAGATGGTTATCTTTCATATGGTTCATTTTACGGAGATACAGGTCCGAATAATCAAATATCTGCTGGGGTTTTATCAGAAAGTCAAATAGAAGATGTTTGGCACGATTTTAAAAATTTAAAATATAAAAAAAATAAAATAAAAGAAACTTTTAAACTTATTCCAAGACTTGTGGATAAGAAAGTAAATTGGACAGAAAATTTTGATGGTGATATAGGTACGGTAATTAATCCATCATTATATTTAAGTTCATATTTTAACATTGTCACAGAAACAGATTTTGATATGGATTGGAGAGATATACAAATTACACATCTTACAGAAAAAACAATAAAACCCATTCATATGTTTCATCCTTTTATTATAATCGGGCCTTACAAATCATTAGAAGTTCTTAGAGATTATGGTTTTAAAACATTTAGTCCACATATTGACGAGAGTTATGATGATTGTAAAAATGCACACGAGAGGATGGAGTTAATCAAAAAAGAAATTTTAAGATTAAATTCTATGAGTATAGAAGAATTAGATGTTTGGTATTGGAATATGTTCAATATTTTAAACCATAATTATAAACACTTACGACATCATAGTAGAAAACAGGTTACTAATTTAGTAAATATTTTGGAGGAAAAATGGAAAAGCTTGATAAAATAAAATATCTTTATGTTGGTGGAGATAGTTGGTCTCGTGGTGATGATTTACCAGAAGATGAAACTTTAGCTGATTATCCTGATGGTCCTATGGGTAGACCAATTGGTAGGTATAGTGATGTTCTCGGTGAAAAAATTGGATGGGAAGTTATAAATGAATCTCAAGGTGGTGGAAGTAACGATAGAACGGTTAGAAAAATGATTGATTGGTTTGCAAAAAATAAAGACAAGTGGGAAGAAACTTTCGTAGTTATTTGTTGGACACAATATACACGAGAAGAACTTTGGAATGATGTGATGGGAGAATATGAAACTCAACAATTCCAATCAACAGATTTAGACAAGAGAGAAGGTAAGTGGTTTGGTGAACAGGCAGATGAAATGTTAATCCAATCAGATGCTGGTTTAAAACCAACAAAAAAATGGTGGGAAACATATCTGATAAATTTTTATAATTTCGATAAGCGTTCACAAAACATGATTAGACAAATTATATTCTTACAGAGTTTTTTAAAGGCAAATAATATCCCTTATTATTTTCACAACGCATTTTCTAATGATGCATACACACATAGTTCTTGGTTGATGTCGGAGTGGAGCGTTGATTATGATGAAGAAAAGTGGAAAGAAATAACAAGTATGATTGATTATAATTTTTATCACCCAAATTCTTTTATGACTTGTATACAAGATTGGGAAGAAGATGGATTGATTGAAGAAGATAAGGGTTTATATCCAAATGGTGGACATCCTACATCTGTATCACATAAATTATTTGCAGATGAACTCTATAACGCAATAAAAAACAAATATTAAAGTTGGTTAAGTATACAAATATAAAAGATATACCTTGGTATAATTTTACTCTTTTAAGATCGTCACATAGTGATAAAGATAGGGGGTGGAATGGTATTACATTTGCAAAACGAATGTATATAGATAATGAGAACAATCTTTTATACACACTTTCTTCTGAAACTACTTTTTTACAAAAGGTGGCCGAAAGTAATATAGTAGAAAGAATGTCATACGGAGGTCTTACTGAAGCCAGAAGTTATTGTGTTGAATCGTTTATAACAAATAACAATGAAGTTGTTGGTTATGTTCAAAAAATGTATGGTGGTGTGGACACTACTATATTTAACCTACTAATTGATAGTAAATATTCTCGATTGGCAGTTGATTTTATAAACCGATGGAAACGGGCAGTTAATAAATGTGATTTTTTTTGGGATTTGAGTGAAGTTAGAATTGATTCGGATGGAAATATACAACCTATTGATTTAGACGAAGGAATATTGAGTAGTGATAGAGGAGAGTGGCCATGGTGGACTCAGTTTAAAGGTTATTGGACTGAACCTATGCAATTTCAAGAAACATTAGCCCGAAGTGGTATATTCCTCGGCCCAAAATTTGATTACGAAACTTATAAACAAACTCAATCACATAGATTTCAAGATAAGTTTGCTGGATATTTAATTCCTATACCAAAATATAATTGGAAAAATTATCTTATCGAAATGAAAAAGAATAAAAAATGAAAAAGATAATAGTAAATCATGCAGGATTACTTGCACAATATAATAATGTTATACTATCAGTTTTAGAAGAATGTCCGACAGAAGAAGAATTTGAATTTGTATTCGATGATTTCTGGCCAAGTCCATTTGAACCAAAAGGAAATATTTTTTACAATGATAAGAGTATTTCGTGTAGTGATATAGGAGATTTAACAAATTTAAATCAAAATAAATCACGATTAGATTTGGAAAAAACACAATTGATGTTATCTCGAAAATTTGTACCTTTGGATATTGTAAAACATTATAATAAAATAATAGATAAGTTCTTCAATCCAACCGAAAAGTTAAATCAATCTTTTTCTAATATGTTAAATAAATACAAAATAGATACAACGAAAACTATTTTTGCATATTTTAGAGGAACAGATGGGGCATATGAAAGACCAGCTGGTTCTTTTCCAGTTTGGGGATATATGCCAATTTTAGATAAGATTTTAAACTCGGATACCGAGATAGACACAATAGTATTACAAAGTGATGCTGGTCACTTTTATTTTTATATACAAGACTATCTATGGAAAACTTATCCAAACATACGAGTTGTAATCATTGATGATGTGAATTTACCCAATACAACTTGGGAATTTATATCAGAAAAAACAAATGATCATCCTTTTTACGGAAATGAACACGAGGATAGGATTAAAAAACATTCAGTATGGGTAACTGAACCACAAACACATACTGAACATTTAGAGAGTGGGTTTTATGAAAGTCCAAATCAGTTCAGTTTATTTTGGACATCCATATCAATAATTTCATCAAAGTGTAAATACTTTATTGGTAATAAAAGTAATTTTTCTTTGTTTAGTAATTTATATAGAAAAAATAGCAAAAATACGGCAATACTTGACGCACAACTTAAAGTAAAATTAAATTCGGATATAATGAGTGAAGAAGAATTTCAAGATAGTGATTATATGAAAACTAACTTTCCAGCAAGGAATAGGAATATATGGAAAACACAGTAAAGGGTAGGTTCGATTCTGTAAATGAAACTTATCAACCTTATGTTAAAAAACATTTAGGTGAAAATTCATTACAAAATATTTTAACTTGTGGTGGTTCTGATGGTGCAGTAAATGTAGAACTTGAGCGTCACAAAGAATTTACTTATGAAAATATTTTTCACTATGAATTTAAAGATAGAGAAATTCATTTTGATGTAGTAATAAAAGATAATATTTTATGTCCTGAAGTCCCTATTGAATCTGTAAATTTGATTTATGCAGATGTTGGTGGACCAGGTTGTTATGATATGATAATGAAAGATGACATAAAAAGTGGTGTTCTTAAAATACTTGAGGCTGGATTATATCAAAATAAACTTGGAATATTAGTTTTTTTATATTTTGACGGAGTAGGAATTGAACCTTTTTTAAATAGACAATATGGTGATTATAAATCAAAAGATTTTTTTAGTAAAGATGTTACTTGGTATGATAAATATAACAAGGGAACATATTCTCAAAGATTAGATGGTGTGGTTTTTTATAAATGAGAAAGTATATTATAGTACGGAAATGGGCATGGACGAGTTTTTGGGATATTAGTTTTGGTAATCGAATAAGATTTTGGGAATTTGCACAGACCATTAATAAAATAAATAATTATAAATACACCCTTTTAGTACAGAGTGAAAACGTGGATGTGTGGGGTGAAAGTTATTTTATTAATTATCCAAATACTATTGTAGTTAGATCATTTCCAACTATCAGTAATAAGAAGGTAAGACTTATTGATAATGCAAAGAATTATCATGAAGGAACTTTTGTATTCGATGACGATGTTATTGATATAACACCATCCGTAGATAATTGGAACTATGTGAGACCTTTATGGGATGAGAATAATAGTAAAGTATCAACAAAAACCGACAATGTTGTTGCACAGGAATACCAAAAAACTGGTCATAGACCAATATTTGATATTGAAATATATGATAAAAAATTAGAAACTATTATTAAAGAAGAAGTTAAAGGTCGTGTGGGATTACACTTGAGGGGTGATACTCCAAATGGTCAATGGGATATTTACAAAAAACAACACCCAAATTCAAGAAAAGAATATATTAAACAAGAACTTGATAAAATAGTGGATAGTGGATTTGACAAATTTTATTTATCTACTGATATTTTTGTTAAGCCTACTCAAAGGTTGATTAAAAAAGATTTTGTTAATTTTCATAAAGGTGTTTTGACAGACTTTGATGAAACCCATTGGAGTGAAGATTTAATAAATAAAGATGAGTATATTTGGAATGATGCATTTTATGAATATGATAAAGAAGAATATTTGTGGATAAATAGATTAAATACACCTGCGGATATAATGAAAGGAATTGGTGGTGAAAAACAATATAATTGGGTAAAAGAATTATATGATGAGTATGATATAATTGATTATAGGAGTATTCTCAGTAAATATGATACTTTTTTAAATAATTGGAAAAAATTAAGATGTATTGATATAATTGATTTGTGGAGTTTGATTTATAGTGAAAAGTTTAGTGACCAAATGGGTAATAATGCTGGAACATTTTCTCGATTTGTCACTAATTACAGGAAAAAATTTGAATAGTTTTTAATTTTGTTTATACTTATATATAAGAAGTCTTGTAGAGATAACACGGGTAACCAATCCTGAAAGTCCAAACCCTCTACAAAGTAGACTATAAACATGGGTGGCATCAAAGTAATTGGTGTCTCCGTTAAGGAGATTTTTTTATGCGAGTTTTAATAACAGGTATTACAGGTTTTGTTGGTAGTCATATGGCTGACTATCTAATTGAAAATATTCCAAATGTAGAAATATTTGCTATCAGAAGATGGAGAAGTCGTGATGATAATATCAGACATTTGTACTCTGCTGGTAAATATGGTGATGATAAACAAGACCATGTTCAATTTATTGAGGCAGATTTAGGTGATAGGGGAAGCTTGTCAAATGCGATAAAAATATCTAAACCAGATATTGTTTATCATTTTGCGGCTCAAAGTTTTCCTGAATCAAGTTTTCTCACGCCAGTTAGTACCCTTACAACAAATGTAATTGGTACTACCAATCTTTTAGAAGAATTAAAATTGGCAAAGGATAGAAATTATTGTAATCCTACAATAATAAGTGTTTCCTCATCCGAGGTATATGGTAATCCAAAGGAAGATGAAGTTCCAATAACAGAAGATAACTGTATTAGAGCAGCCAATCCATACTCAATATCAAAAGTAGGACATGATTTAATGTCACAATATTATGCAAATGCATACGATATGAAAATCATAATAACTCGTATGTTTTCCCATGAGGGTTCTCGTAGAGGAAAACGATTTGCACTATCGTGGTTTGCATATCAGATAGTAATGGCAGAAAAAGATGAAAACTTTCCACCATATGCCCCAAGTTTCCCAACACATCCTATTAAACACGGAAATCTCGATTCCGTTAGAACTTATAATCATATAGAAGATGCAGTTCATGCCTATTGGTTGGCCGTAGATAAGTGTGATTCTGGTGAAGTTTATAATATAGGTGGTGATTACACTTGTACGGTTGGAGATGCATTAGATATGTTAATATCAAAATCAATAAATTCTAAAGCCTTTATAAAAGAACTTGATCCTGCAAGAGTTAGACCAACTGATATTACATTACAAATACCAAGTAGTGATAAATTCCGAGAGAAAACAGGTTGGAAACCAATAAAAGGATTAGAAGAAATTTGTGATGATTTATTAAATTATTGGAGAAAAGTTTTATGATTGAAGGATTAGAGACTTTTGAAATAGATGCTTGGGAAGATTTCAGAGGTGATATTTACACAACTTGGGATAGTGAAAAATATCCAAGACTAAATTGGAGACTTGATAAATTTTCACATTCACGAAAAAATACACTACGAGGTTTACACGGAGATGATAAAACTTGGAAACTTATAAATTGTGTACAAGGAGAATTTTACCTTATAGTTGCAGATAATCGACCTAGCTCACCATCATATAGAGATTGGGATTCGTTTGTATTATCAGCTAAAAACAGAAAACAAGTTTTAGTTCCACCTGGTTGTGCAAATGGACACTTTGTTCTAAGTGATGATTGTACATTTCATTACAAACAGGCATTTGATGGGAATTACAATGATATAGATAAACAATTTGTCATAAAATGGGATGATGAGATGTGGTCATTCGAATGGCCCCACAACAATCCAACTTTATTTGGGAGAGACAGATGAATATACCATACACATTAGAAAAAGTAAGAGATATTAAAATAACAGAATCCGATTTAATCGAATTTGAAGAAGAAGTCAAAGAGAAGTATGAAAATACTGAAATAAAAGCTCCTGTTCATTTAACTAAAAATAACGAAAAGGAATTGATAGAAATATTTCAATATGTACATCCTGATGATTGGGTTTTTTGTGGACATAGAAATCACCATCATGCACTTTTACATGGTGTTCCACGAGACACACTAATGGATTTGGTAGTTCGTGGTAGAAGTATGAGTGTACATTCTAAAAAACCTAAGCTTTACTCATCTTCTATTGTGGGTGGAACTATATCTATTGCACTTGGTACGGCACTATCTTTAAAACGGAAGGGTTCTAAACAAAAGGCTTGGTGTTTTATAGGAGATATGGCCTTTGAAACGGGTATCTTTTATGAGGCACATAAATACGCAACTAATTTTGATTTACCATTACAATTTGTTGTTGAGGATAATAATATGAGTACCAATACACCAACAGATGAAACTTGGAATTATAAAAAAAGAGATATCCCATATGGTGTAATTTACTATCAATATGACAGAGGATTTCCACATCATGGAACAGGAAATTGGGTACTATTTTAATATGAAATATTTGTATGTTGGTGGAGATAGTATGTCTGATGGTTCTTGTTTAATTGAATATTCTGATGAACGGATAAAAAGATTAAAATTAAAACACACGGAGTGGGATATTGGATTTGATGAGAGGTGGAGTAAATTACTTTCAGATAAACTTGATTTAGAAGAAATAAATCAGGCCAGACATGGTAATTCAAATGATAAAATATTTAGAACTACTATGGATTGGGCACTTAACCATATTGAAGATTTAAGTGAAACTTTATTTGTTATTGGTTGGACAGGCTATGATAGATTTGAGTTTTACGATAATTACTTGGATAGATATGTACAAGTTTCAAATGGAGAACCTACTCATAATGATAGGGATGACAAGAGATTACAAAAATATGTAATTCAGTATTGGAAAGAACAACACAACAAGGAAGAAGTTAAGGATAATTACTTACGAAAAATAATTTCATTACAATCTTTTTTTCAATCAAATAATATATCTTACTTATTTTTTGATGCAATTGGATCTCAAGTTGATGTAATTAAAGAAAATAAATATAAGTTGTTTCTTGATAAAAATCATTGGTGGAATTATAATAAATCAATTAATAGTTTTCATCATATAGCAGAAAAATTAAAAAGTTTTGGAATTGATTTTAAAGATGACGGACACGGATATCACGGACATCCTGGTATTGAAGCACACGAGAAATTATCAGAAGAACTTTATGTAAAGGTTAAAAATATATTATGAAATACAAAGATGAATTAATAAGAAGTATGGAGTGGTTGAGTGAGAAAGATGATACAGTTTTTCTTGGACAATCAGTTTTATATAGTGGTAATGCCATTTATAATACATTAAATACTTTACCATCAGAGAAAATGATAGAACTTCCTGTTTTTGAGGAAGTTCAAATGGGAATGAGTACAGGATTAGCATTAGATGGATATGTTCCAATTAGTTGTTTTCCACGATTTGATTTTTTAATGAGGTGTATGGATGCATTAATGAACCATTTAGACAAGGTTAAATATATGACAGAAAATATATTTCAACCAAAGGTCATTATTAGAACTTCCATTGGGGCTAAATTTCCATTGGATGGTGGGATACAACACACACGAGATTACACTCAGATGATGAAAGATAATTTAACAGAAATTGATGTAGTTTTATTAAATGAGCCTGAAGAAATATTTCCTGCATTTAAAAAGGCTTACGAAAACGAAGGTTCTACAATGATTGTGGAACAAGGAGATTTTTATAATGAAAAATAAAAGTGTATTAGTAACAGGTGGTGGTGGAATGGTGGCACATTTTTTAATAAAATTATTAAAAGATTTAGATGCTAATGTTACAAGAGTAGATTTACCAACTTCACAATTACCCGTTGATATCGAAGGTGATTTAAGAAGTAGAAAATTTTGTGAAGAAATATGTGAAGGTAAAGATTTTATTTTTAATCTCGCCGGACTTAAAGGTTCACCAAAACGAGTGATAGAATCTCCAGCGACATTTAGTGTTCCACAAGTTCAGTTTGGTGCAAATATGGCTGAAGCAGCTTTTAATTCTAAATGTAAGTGGTATTTATACACAAGTTCAGTAGGTGTGTACCATCCCGCAGAAGTTTTTTACGAGGATGACGTATGGGAAACATTTCCGTCAAAACACGATTGGTATCCTGGCTGGGCAAAAAGAATGGGAGAATTAAATGTTCAATCGTATATGGAAGAAACCAACAATAAAAATTGTTCAATAGTTAGACCTGCTAATGTATATGGTCCTTATGATAATTTTGGTGAATGGTCTATGGTTGTTCCATCATTAATTAAAAAGGCCTTTGAAAATGATGTATTGGAAGTGTGGGGTGATGGTTCACCTATAAGAGATTTAATTTATGCTGAAGATGTGGCACGTGGAATGTTACATATGGTACAGAACGAAGTAAATGAACCAGTTAATCTTGCAAGTGGAACAGGAGTAACCATCAAGGAAGTTGCAGAAATAGTTTCTAAATATTTTGGTAAAGAGATTAAGTGGGATACTACAAAACCTATGGGTGATATGAAAAGAATAATGAGTACAGAACGTGCAGAAAGTTATGGGTTTACACCAAATGTATCTTTAACAGAAGGAATACATAATACCATTGAGTGGTATTTAAAAATCAATGAGTGATGTAATAACACTAAAACGGATATTAGATGGTGGTAGAGGTTTGCCAACTCAAAAGGATCCGTATGATTGGTATAGGTGGTATAGTAAAATTGATTTCAATAAAAGAACACTTATTTTAACTCGTCACGAAGCTTCAGATGCTCTAAGAATAAAAAAATTGTTGGAAGTAATGAAAGATAGATATAACATGACTAAAGATGATTTTGTTATTATAGAGGGTAATCTTAATCTTCCACTTGATTTTGTTGAGAATTGGGATGAGTATTTATATTGTCCACTTGGAGATGGAGTAGGTTGGGAATATTATAAGAAATTTTTATTTCAAGAAAATGATAATAAACTTAAAACAAAGAAATTTTTATGTATGAACGGTTCATTTCAACCACATAGAGTAGTATTATTAGATGATTTATACAAAAATAATTGTTTAGAAGATTCTCATTATTCAAATAATTTTGGTGGTGAGGAGTTTTATGATTGGGTTAAAAAACAAATAAAAATAGATTGGAACGCTGTATGGGCAAAAGTAGAACTTTCAAAGGATTTTTGGTCTGGTAACAAAAAAAGATTAGATGGTGCTGATGAAAGTGATGAACATCTGTCAATACAAACACATATTAAATATTTTCAAGATTCATATTTTTCTGTTATTACGGAAACTTGGTTTAATAGTCAGATACCAGAGGAGTTAGTAAAAGATTATCCAAACACACCATTAAAAATAACTGAGAAAACTTGGAGAGCTTTATTTTTTCATCCATTTATAGTTTTGGGATGTCCTTATACATTAAGGTATTTAAAAGGTTTAGGATTTAAAACTTTTCCTGAATTTTTTGATGAGTCTTATGATGAGATAGAAGATGTTCGTGGACGATATGATGCAGTATTAAATAACATTTTAGAACTTAATAAAAAATCTTTAGAAGAATTAAAAGAAATGTATGATTCCGTTTACGATAAGATACTATACAATCAACGACTTTTTCATGATTGGGATAGAGACAAATTAGTATCGGATTTATATGAAAAAATTATGAAAAATCCAAATGAATTATAAAATAAAATATAATAAAAACGGATATGTGGTAATTGATGATTTTTTACCTATTGATATTTACAATGAGATAGTAGATATTTTTCAAGAAGGTGAGTATGAAGAAATTGCACAATCATTTGATGATAGATATGAATTGTGGAATAGTGGTGATGAATATTTCCCATCAGTAGATGAGGTGTATACAAATCATTTTTATGGAAGTCAAGGTGTATCTCATAGTCCACGAGTTTTGGAGATTTATAAAAAATATATAAAACCTATTATTGAATCTATTACGGATGGAAAGTCTGGTAAAGGTAGACATCAGGCAACAAAGTATAATAGAAATGGTAAAGATTTTTTAAGAACCCACGTAGATGATTATATGGGTTATATTGGATATGTGATGCATTTTCAAAAAGAAACTTGGAAATATGATTGGGGTGGATTACTACATATGTCAATTGATAATGATATTAAAACTATTTTACCACAACCAAACAGATTAGTGATACATAATCATTCTATGGGTATACCTCATTGGGTTACACCGACAAATAATTGGTCAAAAGAAAGTAGATATACACTTACTGGTTTTTGTATTAAAAATGATGATAAGTTGCCCGAAACTTGGAGAAGTAGAGATGACTATTCCATACTTTGATGAAATAGAGTCGTGGGCTCGAAGAAAGTATATTAGAGAAGAACTTAGTGAAAAATCTTCTCTAAGTAAAATATTAGGATCTGATATGAATTTCGTAAAAAACGAAATTGAAAAACCCTTTTATGATTTTTTTATTAGAATTATGGAAAAGAATAATATTGAACACGATGATTTAGAAAAACTTCATAAACAATTTCCAAAAAGTTATTTTACTTTTGAGGGTGATGGTTATAAATCTGCTGTTAATAAAGTAGGTGAATTATTATATAATCAAGATGAAAAATTTAAAAAAGAATATGTTGAGAAAGTATTAAAAAAGATTTATAAATTATTGGGAAAAGATTTTTATTTTCAATCCGTACCTAATTTTAGAGTTCATTTTCCTAATATGGAAAGTAGTATTTTTCCTATGTGGCATTCAGATTGGATGAACGGTCACCACACACGAGAAATAAATATTTGGTGTCCTATTACACAAAATAAAGATTTAGGATTTAGAGTATTAGATTTAAAAACTTCTAAGAAAATTCTTTCTAAATATAATCACGATTCTGAATACTTTTCTAAAAATAGAGAGGATACTGATTTAAAAAAATATTTACATAGTAAATCAAATAATCTTAAAGGATTAAAAGATGTTATGATTTTTAATGGGTATTGTCTACACACGACTATGGACAGACCTAAAAATGATTTGACCACAAGAGTTTCGGTGGATTTTAGGCTAGTTTTATGTGATGATTATCATTCAACACCCTATTTATTTAGGGGAGATGAACGATTTGCAAGAAAACAGGCAATATTTTCACCAGGAGGAAAATTTGGTTATGATCAGCATCCAATTAGTTATTATTAAAAAGGAGTTACAAAATGCCAGCAGATAGTAGAACAAAAACTACAATAATAAAATTAAGAAAGCATAAGAGAACAAAAGAAAAAACTTGTCTTGTTACCGCTTATGATTATCCACAATCACTAATAGCAGATAAGGCAGGTGTTGATGCAATACTTGTAGGTGATTCTTGTGGGATGACAACACACGGATACAAAACAACTATACCCGTTACAATGGATGAGATGATAAACCATTGTGAATCAGTATCACGAGGAGCAAAAGATGCTTTCTTAATCGGTGATATGCCTTATATGTCCTACCAAGAATCAAATGAATTGGCAGTTAGAAACGCTGGAAGATTCATAGTTGCTGGTATGGATATGGTAAAGGTTGAGGGAGCAATGGTTGATAGAATCAAGGCAATATGTGATTCAGGTATTATGGTTATGAGTCATTTGGGATTAACACCACATACTCGTGCTAAACTTGGTGGATATAAAGTTCAAGGTAAAACAGCAAAGAGTGCTGAGATAGTGTTAGACCAAGCAAAAAGATTACAAGATGCTGGATGTTCAGCATTATTATTAGAAGCAATGCCAACCGAACCAGCAGGAATAATAGCAGAAACACTTGATATACCAGTTTATGGTATTGGTGCAGGAGATAGAGTTGATGGACAACTTGTTATTCTTCACGATTTAGTAGGATTGTTTTGGGAGTTTAAATCTAAGTTTGTAAAACGATATTGTGAAGCAGGTCAGTTGATACAGACGGCACTTGAAGATTATAAATCAGAAGTAAAGGGTGGTCAGTTTCCAGCAGAAGAAAACTTTTATGAAATTAAAGAAGAAGAACTTGAAAAACTACTTGGTGATACATCTTGGAAGTATGAAAAAGATAGGGTTGAGAATTTAGCAAAACCCAAACATAGTGTTACACCAATAACTACAAAGAGGGATTAATGAAAGTAGCAGATTATATAATAAACCATCTATCCGATATAGGGGTAAAAGAAATATTCGTTGTGTATGGACACGCTAACGGAGATTTAGTTGATGGATTTACGAGAAATGATAACATACGATACATAGCAACTATGCACGAACAAGGTGGTGGTTTTGCTGCCGAAGGTTATTCAAAAGTTAGTGGTGATATAGGAGTTGCAATGTCTACAAGTGGTCCTGGTGGAATGAATCTTGTCACACCAATCGGAAATTGTTTTTACGATAGTGTTCCGTGTTTATTTATAACTGGTCAAATTAATTCTCAGTTTATGAGACCTAATGAAAGTATCAGACAGATAGGATTTCAAGAGACAGATATAGTTGGAATAGTAGAACCTATTACAAAATATGCAAAGATGATAACAGATAAAAATGATGTTAAGTATGAACTTGAATATGCTATACATAAAGCAAAAGAAGGTCGTCCTGGTCCTGTATTGTTAGATATACCATTAAATATTCAAAAACAAGATATAGAAGATGTTGATAGTTTGGTTGGATTTGAAGATACGGTTGGGGATACATATAATGTTTCTAAAATTGAGGAACAAGTTGATAACTTCATTAAAGATTTTAAAAATAGTGAAAGACCTTGTTTGATGATTGGTGGTGGAGTTAGATTAAGTGGTGCCATTGATGAATTATTACAACTCGGTAAAACTTTAAAGATTCCTATGTTTCCAACTTGGAACGCACTTGATGTTGTATGTGATGATTATGAATATTTTGGTGGTAGGATTGGAACTTATGGTGGAAAAGGAAGAAACTTTGGAATCCAAAATTCTGATTTATTATTAGCAATAGGTAGTAGGATATCAGGTAGAATTACTGGTGGTAACATACATAGTTTTGCTAGAAATGCTAAAAAATATACGGTAGATGTTGATATACCTGGATTACAAAAGAAACTACAGCAAGTTCCATTTGATGAATGTATTTACTCAGATGCAAAATTATTTATTAATATTTTACAGAAAAAGTTATTAATTTTAGAGAGAACGGAAACTTTACCTGATTTTACTTGGTGGGTAGATAGAGTAAAAGGTTGGAGAGATAAATATGATCCTGTAACAAAGGATATGTTTAAACCAACCAAGTATGTACATCCATATGCATTTACTCGTATTCTATCAGAAGAAATGAAAAGTAATGATATATTCTGTGGTGATTGTGGGGGTAACATTGTGGTTACTAATCACGCATTTGAAACAAAAACTGGTCAAAGATACTTTACAAATAATGGAAACTCACCTATGGGATTCTCGTTTGCCGGTGGACTTGGAGCAGCAGTAGCAGCAGATAAATCACAAAATGTAGTTTGTGTGATTGGTGATGGTGGATTCAATATGAATATACAAGAACTACAAACTTTATTAAATTATGACATTCCCTTAAAAACTATCATTATGAATAATCATATTTATGGTATAACTAAGGCATTCCAAGAAACTAATTTTGAGGGTAGGATGGAAGCATGTGGGCCTATAGGATACAATCCACCAAACTTTAAAGATATTGTTGAGGCGTATAAAATACCTACGATGATAGTGGACGATGGTTCAGATTATGAAAAAGTCCGAGAACAGATTAGAGAGTTTTTGAATCACGAAGGTCCTATTGTTATGGATTTAAATTGTCATGAATATCATAATTATAATCCAAAGATAATCGGTTGGGAAACACCAATCGAGGATATGTATCCTTATTTAGAGGAAGATGAGTTCAGTTCAAATATGTATATTGAACCAATCAAATATCAAAATGGAAGATTTTATCCATCTAATACGAATGATGAAGAATGGGGTAATGATTAATGTTTAAATGGCAACTTATAAACGATAGTATAACTCAAGAAGATAAACAACAACTTATTGATTACATCAGTATCGATAATGCAAGATTTACTCAAGGAAGTAAAGTAAAAGAGTTTGAAAATGTTTGGTCGGAATGGTTAGATGTGAAACATAGTGTTTTTGTAAATTCAGGAGCCTCAGCAAATTACATAATGGTTTCTATTATGAAAGAAATGAGGGGAGTTGGTGAAGTTATAGTTCCAACTTTAGGTTGGGTGAGTGATGTATCACCTATCGTGAATCTTGGATTAAAGCCAGTTTTTGTAGATGTTTCTTTGGAAACCTTTTCTACTGATTTAGAAAAGATAAAATCTTTGGTAAATAAAAATACAATTGGAGTTACACTTGTTCATTGTTTGGGTTTCAACGCAATAACACACGAGTTGGTAAAATATTGTAAGGACAATGATTTATTCTTAATTGAGGATTGTTGTGAATCTCATGGTGCAACATACGAAGGTAATAAAATAGGAACTTTTGGTGATGTGTCTAATTTTTCATTTTATTTTGGACACCACATGACAACAATTGAAGGTGGTATGGTTTGTACAAATGATGATGAAATATATCAATATGCAAAAATGTTTCGTTCACACGGAATGACTCGATTGGATTATTTACAAAATGATGAATTGGGAAGAAAATTACAAAAAAAATACGAAATATCACATCCTGATTTAAACCCACTTTTTACTTTTGCAGTACCAGGTTATAATATGAGAAATCAAGAATTAAATGCAATACTTGGTTTATCTCAAATAAAAAGATTAGATTATAATATAGATAAACGAGTAGATAATTTATATCTTTGGTTAGGTAAATTAGATTCGTCTGTGTTCAAAACTGATTATCAAACAGATGGAAATAGTAATTTTGCACTACCATTAATAGTTTTAAACAATGATAAAGACAGATTTATTAGAGTATGTGATATATTAGAAGATAACCAAGTAGAATACAGAGTAGGAACTGCTGGTGGTGGTAATCAGGCTAAACAACCATATTTAGAAAAATATGATTACTATGCTGGTGATTTACCAAATTCTGATTACATACATCAGTTTGGATTGTATGTTGGGAATCATCCTGAATTAAAAGAAAATCAAATAATAGAATTATGTACTAAATTAAATGAGGAGTCATAAATGTTTTATAAAGATAAAAAAGTTGTTGTAACGGGTGGAAGTGGTTTCGTAGGAACAAACTTTATACTTGAACTACTTGAAAGAGGTGCCGATGTTACCACTCACACTCATGTTAGACCTATGGAAATAGAAGATGATAGAATTAAAGTTATAGAAAATATAGATTTATTTAAACTTGAAGATTGTATTAAACTATTAGAAGGTGCTGACTATGTTATTCATTGTGGTGGTTACATAACAAATCCATCAGAAGTAAGAACTAATGTTCAAGTATTGTTACATAACATTAATAGTACTGCAAATGTTTTAGAGGCCGCAGCAAAATGTGAACTTAAAGGTTATTTGGATATAAATAGTTCTACTGGTTATCCAGATAAACGATATCCAATTACAGAAGATGAATATTGGGATGAAGAACCACATGAATCTTACTTTGGTTATGGGTGGATGAGAAGGTATAGAGAAAAACTAATGGAGTTTGTAAGTGGATTTTCCAATTTAAAAATAGCCTTAGCAAGAGGAACTGCAATGTATGGGCCATTTGACAACTTTAATCCTAAAACTTGTCATGTAGTTCCTGCACTAATTAACAGAGTTTTAAGTGGTGAGGATCCGTTTGTGGTTTGGGGAACATCAGATGTTGTTAGGGATTTTTTATATGTCAGAGATGTAGTTGATGGTGGATTGTTAGTTTTAGAAAAGGGAGAATCTATGAGACCATATAATGTTGGGGCTGGAACAGCAATTACAGTTGGTGATATTGTAGATGCAGTTTTAAAGGCCACAAATAAAAATCCAAAAGTACAATATGATGAAACAAAACCAACCACGATACCTTTTAGAATGGTAAGTACCGAAAGAATTAAAGATGAACTTGGATTTGAACCAAAGTGGTCTTTTGAAGAAGGAATTAAAAAAACTGTGGATTGGTATGTTAACAATAGGAGTTGATAAATTTTCAGATGAAGGCCCACCAAGAGTAACTACACAAGGAAGATTCACACCGATAGATAATTGTATTGAGTATAAATCATTTGACTACTTCCCTTGTGATTCTGGTTTTGTAATTGGTGAATATTTTGAAAATCAAGATGTAGATATTAAATTAGTATCGAAAATAAAAAATGAAAAATATGTATATCCTGTATGTGTGAGAAATTTTGGACATTCGATAGGTATAGATATTTGGTCTAATAAGGATGTCAACACATCATTTTTAGATTTTATTCCGAATACAACTTTAGAACATCTTCGTAATAATCAAGCAAAATTATTAGTATATTATGGATATGAAGAAGATTCTATACATGGTGATTCTTTATTTAGATTGTATGATGAGTTTGTAAAAAAACTATTAAAAAAAGAAATACCATTAAAAAATGTAATATATAGTGATGCTAATGTATTGTTGAATGAAGAATCAGATATTAATGATATTAAAATGGTAGTTTCTAATTATTGTACTAATACCGTTGATAGATTTAATAACGAACATAAAAATAATTTATATCATGGTGGACATTCAAGAAGTATAGAAAATAGAGAAAAATGGGAAGATGGTGAGAATAATGTAAGAAGTAAATATTTTTTATGCTATAACAGACTTCCCAAAGAACATAGAGCATTAGTAGTTTTATCTTTAGATATCAATAATAATTTAGATAAAGGTATAGTATCATTTCCTGATTATGGTATGAGTAGTTGGGATGTTGTTGACAAAGAGGAAGATTATTTAAAGTCGCAACATTACGGATATCTTTTAAATGATAAAGAGGTAGAAAGTAAGTACGAAAATGGGGCCGATGATCTCAAGAAAAAACTACCTTTAGTTTTAGATAAAAAAGATTTTACAGTATGTCATTCAGTTATTAATAATATTATTCCACATTATTTAGATACATATTTTACTATATGTACAGAATCACATTTTGAAACACGAGAGAAAAATGGTAATTCAATAGGATTTACAGAAAAGACTTGGAAACCTATTCTCAATTTTCATCCGTTTGTTTATGTAGGTAACGCTGGTAGTTTGAAAAAATTAAAGGAATATGGTTTTAAAACATTTGAACCTTTTATTGATGAGTCATATGATAACATTGATGATACAGGACAAAGATTTCTGGCTATAGAAAAAGAGATTAATAAATTATGTGAGAAATCATTAGAAGAATTACATGAATGGTATTGGTCAATAAAAGATATATTGAAACACAATTATAAGCACTTTTATAAAGTATACTCGGTGGAACAACGAAATAATTTTTTAAATGAAATATCCATATAGACAATTTATACCTAAAGATTGTAGTTTAGAACCTTGTGTAAATTGGGAAATACATTACAAAACTAATAATCCATTTTTCGAAAATCCTATAACGAAATATGAAGATTTAAGTGATGAATATACAAATTTATTTTTTGTTAATATTCCGCCTTGGAATTTTGTAACTAAATCTATTGATTTTGATTGGTCTAATTACGAAAGAGTAAAAGATTTAGTAAACCAAAATAAATTAATATTGATATTAGATAGAAGAACTGAGCAAGTTTTACTTACGGTTCGTATTTACCTATTTGATTTATTTGAGAAAAGGGGATTTAACACGGATAATATTTATATTTTTGATGGTAATATTAATTTCAAAATAAAAGATAAAGGAAATTGTTCGTTACCACTTGAAAATAATTTAACAATTGATTGGGCACCATATAGATATTCAGAATGTTATTTGAAAATGTTTGATGATGTAGTTCCATACGATGAAAATCAAACTAATTATTTAACAAAGTATAGAAAGCCATTTAAGTATGTGACATTCAATGGTACATTACATCCATACCGAGCTGGATTAATTGCATATTTACTTCAACATAAACTTGATGAATATGGTTTAATATCTTGTGGTTCTTGTAAAGACCAACCAGACGAACTTGAAGATTTTATATATGAGTTTTTTGGTGTATTAAATTTAACAATATCTCAAGAAGAAGTCAAGGATTTTTTATCAAAACTTCCTTTGTTATTAGACAAAGGTGCAACACATTCAAAACACGCTGATATCGATGAGGCACAATTATCACATATAACACATAAAGATTTTATTTTACCAAAAAATATAAAAAGAGTTTGGGAAAAATATGATTTGAGTGATGAGAAAATAGTTGATGAGATAGATAACATAGATGAAAAACGAATTGTTCAACAATGGTTTGCTGGAAAAGATGCTGAATATCGACACGATAGAACAATTCAAAAATTTGGTTATGCACCATATGGTGGTTCAATAGTAGAAAATACTCCAGGATATATAAATTATAAAAACTCTTATTTTTCAATTGTTACTGAAAGTCCACCGATAGATTTTATTGAACACGATCCTTATCTTGACGATAATATACATAGTACTATTCATAAAAGTACAGACAAAACAATACAATCTTTGATGTTTCATCCGTGTATTTTTTATACAGCACCTTATCATTTAAAATATCTTAGGGGGCTGGGGTTTAAAACTTTTCCTGAATTGTTTGACGAGAGTTATGATGAAATAGAAGATTATGTAGAAAGGATTAAATTTGTAACATTAGAAGTACATAGAGTAATTAATATGTCATTTGATGAGTTACATGATATTTATATACAGTTATTACCAACAATTAAACACAATCAATCAGTTATGGAAAAAATTGACAAAGAACAGATAGTTTTAAATTCGTTACAGGAAATTAAAGTATGATTTTACATAAACCTTGGCCAGACGGATGGAACTATGGTGGAGTCGAAGTAATTAATAATTATTTTGAAAGACATTATGATAAGAAATTTGTAATCATACAATTTCCTTGGCCGTGTTATGACCAAGAGGAATATTGGAAATGTAGTTTTAAAGATAATTCTAATCATTCATCTTGGGTTAGTGCAAAACAGGCCTTATTAGAAGTTGAATTTGATTATCTTGTAATATATGAACCTGTGGAGTGGATGTTTCATAAAGATACCATTAAAGATTATTACAATTTTTTTAAGTGGTGTAACATACCAATGGAAAAAATAATATATCAAGGGCCAAATCATGGAATGTATAAATACTATGACCACATCAATCTTGATAAGAAAATGAGATTTAATAGTGTTTCCTTTAACCATTGTTTAATATCATCTTTGGATACTCATAAGAATACACTTAACGATTATACAGAAGAAGTAAAATTTGACGGAAGTAAATTATTTATCTGTCCTATGAGTAGTAAAGGAGATCATCGTGAATTATTATATTATAAATTAAAAGAAAATAATTTGTTAAAGGATGGTCATGTTTCTGCAAGATGGAAAGAAGTTTATCTTGATGATTTGGGATTGGGCCCACACCGTGGTATCCATCAACAAGAAACATCACATTTAAGTTCAGTTCATTCCATACTTCCTTATTATAAAGATGCATTTTGTAGTGTAGTTACAGAATCAGAATATCATAAATTTAATATAAGATTTACAGAAAAATTTTATTTTCCAATAATGTACAATCAACCATTTATGGTTTTGGGTTCACCAAGTCTATTAAAGTGGATTAAAAAATATGGATTTGAAACTTTTCCTGAATTGTTTGATGAGAGTTATGATGAAGAAAATGATTTGAAAAAACGGACAGAAATTATTATAGATAATTTAAAAAAACTACAAGACAAGTCAAATCAAGAATTACAAGATTTATTAGAAATGGTTAAACCTAAGATTATTCACAATAAAAAAATATTAAAAAAATACGCAAATTGTAATATAAATCAACATTCCTATACTGAATTACTCAATGTTATGAAGTTGGCAATGGATGAACAAATTAGGAATGTGTTATGAAATATTTATATACAAATGGTTGTAGCTTTGTTTGGGGAGATGAATTACAAAATCCAAATGATAGTAATTGGCAATTTACCCATCGATGGAGTAAAGTACTTTCAGATAAAATGGGAGTTGAAGAAATAAACCATTCACAAAATGGAAGTTCTAATAATAGAATTTATAGGACAACAAAAGATTGGATTTTTAATAATAAAGATAAGTTGAAAGATACTTTTATAGTTTTAGGTTGGTCACAATCGGTAAGAACAGAAAGGTATAATGATATTGCTAATATGTATGAATCAATAAATTTTGCTGTTCAACCAGAATATATGTCTGCTTCCAATAATAATGGAATGGATGCTAGTGGAGATCCCGCAGGTAATAAAGACCACGGCCCATTTTTAGGTATGTCACCATCACAAAACTTTTGGGAACAATATGTAAAGTATTATTTTGATGATAATTATTTTAACGAAGAAACTGCCCTACGAGTATTTGCAATGCAACAATTATTAGAAAAATATAATATAAAATACTACTTTTATTTTTCTATGGAGAATAATGTATTACATCACATACAAGGTAATTATGAAAATTTGTATAACCTTGATAAAATTTACCATCAATGTCAAGAAGATTGGATAATGGATGAGGTGAAAAAGAAAACAGGTGGTATTCTTGAGTGGGATAATAAAGTAAATACATTTAAAAATACTAAGGGTGGATGGAGTGGATTTAATGGTTCACATCCTGATGAAAAATCACATTCATTATGGGCAGATTTTTTATATAAAGAATTTAGAAGGTTATACAAATGACGGATGTACTATTTATAAATCCTGCGAGTTCAAAAGAGGTATATCAAAATCTTTCAAATGAATATTCTGCCATAGGAACACCATATTGGGCCTTATTATTAGCAGAATCTTGTCGTTCTAAAAAACACAAAGTAAAGATAATTGATGTATTGGCAGAAAAACTTGATGATGATACATTCATTAAACGTGTTTTTGATATAAATCCAAAATTAATAGTCTTTTGTGTATATGGAGAAAATGTAAATGGTGGAACTGCACAAATGGAAGGTGCACTTCGATTGTCTAAGTTATTAAAAGCAAAAGAATGGATACATCCGAGAGCTCCGATATCCTTTTTGGGTTCTCATGTACAGGCATTGCCTACTAAAGTTTTGAGAGAAGAATTGAGTGTTGATATTGTTTTTACAAACGAAGGTGTTTATTCTTTGTGGGAAATTTTAAAACTAGATCGTGAAGAAATTTGGATTACGGATTATTTACAAAAAGTAAAAGGTATTGGTTATAGGATAGATGAATCACATAAAAAAACACAAATATTAACAGAACCACAACAAGTTGTACCACAAGAAAGAATGGATATAGATTTACCTGGATATGCTTGGGATTTATTACCATATAAAGAAAAACCTTTTGATTTGTATCGTTCACCAATGTGGCATGCAGAATACGATGAGAAAAAAAGAACACCTTATGCTTCTATATACACATCGTTAGGTTGTGTATTTCAATGTGAATTTTGTATGATTAATATGATTAATAGGGATGATAATGAAGAAATAGGTGTTGCCGGTAACTATAATAAAATGAGGTTTTGGTCAACTGAGTTTATATTAAAACAATTTGATAAGTTGGTAGGGATGGGAGTAAAAACTATTAGAATTATTGATGAGATGTTTTTACTTAATCCAAAATATTATGTACCTTTATGTGAGGGATTGATAGAAAGAGGATATGGTTCTGAATTAATAATGTGGGCATATTCAAGAGTAGATACTATTAAAAAACCAAAAGTTTTAAAATTATTAAGAGATGCAGGAATAAGATGGTTGGCACTTGGTATTGAAAGTTCACAGAAAAGTATAAGGTTAGAAGTTTCTAAAGGTAAATTTGAAGATGTAGACATTAAGGATGTGGTTAAAAAAGTAGAAGATGCCAATATTCATGTTATGGCAAATTATATCTTTGGTTTACCAACCGATACCTTAGATACTATGAAAGAAACCTTAGAGTTTAGTAAAGAATTAAATACCGTTGGGTGGAATGCCTACCCTGCAATATCATTGCCTGGTACTCAATGGTACAAAGATAGTTCAGATTACTTTTTAAATAAAAAATATAGTTCGTATTCGTTTCACTCATACGATACAAAACCAACAACTTCAAAACAATTATCATCTGATGAAATATTAAAATTTAGAGATTCTGCGTGGAAAGAGTATCATACTGATGAATTATTTTTAGATAAAATAGAGAATAAACTCGGTAAGGTTGCACGAAATAATATTGAAGAAATGAGTAAAGTTACTCTTGATAGAAAAGATAACAAAGTACCAACTCGATTTGATGTTATAGAAATTATATGTGAAACTGGTGGATTTTGGAATAGTACAGACGACAGATTTCCATCACCAATTTTTAATCATTATGAATATGGTGGAGCATATCCTAAAATCAATGATTATATAGGTGATGATTCTGCTGCTATAAAAGATGCAAGTTATAATAATGAGGGGGAACATTATGATTCACCCATGATAACCAATCAAACTAATTTTAATGATTCTCAGTTTGATCAGAAAACACATAGTTATAAAAATTCAAATATAAAATATCCTTTGATATTAAATCATCATGGTGAAATATTAGAGAGGTGGATGGTAAATAAAATATTAAACGATTTAGAAAAAGTTGGGGTTGAATCAGGCAAAGTAAAAATTTTAGATAGTAATACTGCAAAAAATCTTCATCCTAATGTTGTTGGGGTAGATTCGGAATTTTATCAAATTGAATTTCTTGTTAGAAAAAAATATTTATTTGGTAACAAGATACCTTATACAGATGAGTATTTTAAATTTTTAGAAAATCATAGAAAACCAAAAACATATATTGCACTCTGTTCTACTTTGCACATACATAGAAAGTTTTCTTTAAATGAAATATTTAGAAGAAATATTTTAGATAAGGGGTATGTTTCAGCATACTTTGGAAATCAAGATGAAATTGATTATCATAATTCTTTGAAAAGTGCAGAAGAAATGAATAAAGCATATAATTCAACTGATACTGCAGTAGAAAATAATTGGTATCCAAATTCCTTTGAATATGAGGAGTGGAAAAAACTTCCATTAGTTTTAGATATGGTACAGCATATAAATCCAAGTGGAAAATTTACAGAAATGACCGATTCAACTGCCAGATTTGTAAATTTAGATGAATTTGATGAAACAGAAATAAGGGCGTCTCTTGATAATAAATGGCCAATATTAGAGGATAAAAAGGCGATTCCACATAAGTATTTTGAGAATAGTTATTTTTCATTCGTAATGGATTCAGTACTTGGTAGTGGTTTTGATAGTCCAAATGAATTTAAATTTATAACAGAAAAAGTTTATAGAACTATGCTATTACACCCTATGATTTTATTGGGATGTGCATATACATTAAAACATTTACGGAGTAGAGGATTTGAAACTTTTCCAGAAATGTTTGATGAAAGTTATGATGAAATTGAAAACGATAAGGAAAGATTTTTCTTTATAATGAACGAAGTAGAAAGAGTGTGTAATTTACCTAAAGAAGAATTACACGAAAAATATGTTTCTGTTTTACCTAAAATAAAACATAATCAAGAAATTTTTTATAATTCAAAAGAACTTATTCATAAAGAGATGGATGAGTTAGAAAAGGAGTTAGTATCATGAATGTAGGATTTATAGGATTGGGTAAACTTGGTTTACCTTGTGCTTTGGCAGTAGAATCGAGAGGTCATAAAGTAGTAGGTTATGATCCTTCAGAACAAGTTAAAGAAATTGTCGATACAAAGAAACTTCAATATCAGGAAATATGGGCTCAAGACCATTTAGATAAAAGTAAGATAGAAATAAAATCGATAAGAGAAGTTGTACAGGAATCTGATATTATTTTCGTTCCGATTCAGACACCACACGGAGATGAATTTGAAGGAATTACACGGATACCAAAGCATAGAAAAGATTTTGATTACACTTATTTAAAACAAGGTATTAAAGATTTAGAAATAGAAATATGGGATGAACAGCGACCAAAAGTGGTTATTATTATTTCTACGGTTTTACCTGGTACAATCCGTAAAGAAATTAAACCAATTATAGACCACAATCCATATTTTAAATTGTGTTACAATCCATTCTTTATTGCTATGGGAACAACAATGAGAGATTTTTTACATCCTGAATTTATTTTATTTGGTCAAGATGATGATTGGGCATTAAAAACTGCAAGAAAGTTTTACAAAACAATAACACATGCTCCTGTGTTTGAAACTACAATTGAAAATGCCGAATTGATTAAGGTTTCTTACAATACTTTTATATCTACAAAATTATCTTTTGCAAATACCGTAATGGAAATGTGTCATAAACTACCTAATACCAATTGTGATGATGTGATGAATGCGTTATCACTTGGTACTAAAAGAATATTAGCCGAATCCTATTGGTCAGGTGGTATGGGAGATGGTGGTGGATGTCACCCAAGAGATAACATAGCACTTAGTTGGTTATCACAAGAGTTAGATTTATCTCATGATTGGTTTGATAATATAATGAAACAACGAGAAAATCAAACTGATTGGTTAGCCGATTTGATAGAAAAACATGCTGAAGATAGAGGAATAAATATACTCGGAAAATCTTTCAAACCTGAAACCAACATTGCAACAGGCAGTCCATCCATCTTATTACAGAATATATTAGAAGAAAGAGGACATGGAGTATTTATATGGGATCCGTATGTTGATGAGCCTTGGGAAAAAATAAAGGAAATGTACGATGATAGTGAAACTGAGAATCATTCTCAATTATATTTTATCGGAACTAAACATCCTGAATTTACAAGTTTTCCGTTTGAAAAAGGTTCAGTAATAATTGATCCTTGGAGATACATTCCTACATCAGAGGACTATAAAGTTATTCACATCGGTATAGGCGAATCCATCTAATAACTTCTAAAATTTTCCTTTTCTTATATTTATTAGTGAATCATTACACCTAAACGGAGTTTGCTTATGATAAAATTGGTAGATTTACTAAACGAAGGAGTTCGAGATCCAGGTATCTTTAAAGGTATATTCTTGGCTGGAGGACCTGGTAGTGGTAAATCCTATGTTGCAAAGGGTTTATTCGGTATTCCTGAAAAAATAAATGTTTCCAAGTATGGATTAAAAATGGTTAATCAAGACCAAGAATTAGAAATGCTTTTAAAGAAATTTTATGGGCAAGATTCATCCGTAGATTACCTTAACATTCAAAAGTTTCCTGACGAATTATTTAAACAACTTACAGATCCAGATTATGCAGGATATAGTGGTTTACGAGGTTATGCTAAATCACTAAATAAACAGAGAATGGCACAATACTTGGAAGGTCGTTTGGGCGTTATTATCGATGGAACTGGTCATAAATTTAAATCCGTACAAAAGAAAAGAAAAAGATTGATAGATTTAGGTTATGATACTTATATGGTTTTCGTAACAACCTCATTAGAAGTTGCACAGCAAAGAAACGAAACAAGACCACGAGTATTACCAGCAGATGTGGTAGAGGATAGTTGGAAAGATGTTCAGAAAAATATGGCATTCTTTCAAGGGTTGTTCGGTGGTAGTAATTTTTTAATTGTGGATAACAATAAACACTTAGAACCAAAACAGGCAGAAAAGAAATTTAAGATGTTAGTTGGTCAAGGAATTGATAAGTTTATGAAAAAACCAGTTAAAAATAAAATAGCAAAAAAATGGATGAAACAACAAAGTTTAGTACCAAAAAAAGATTTAAAGCAAATGTTAAAAAGGAGTTAAAATGGCGTTTATAATAGTAGAACCTTGTGTGGGTACTTGCGATACAGCTTGTGTAGAAGTTTGTCCTGTTGATTGTATTCACGGACCTGATGACAGAGAAGGTAGAGGAGATGAGGCAAAGGCAGATGGATTTAATCCTGACGGAAAACAACTTTACATCGATCCAGAAGAATGTATCGATTGTGGGGCTTGTGAGCCTGAATGTCCAGTTGAGGCGATTTTTGAAGAAGATGATGTTCCTGAAGAATGGGAAAAGTATACAAAATTAAATTATGAATTTTTTGGTAGAGAGTTCAATGATTAAACTTGTGGATATACTTAATGAGTATTCACATAACAACGGTTCAACGGGCGGTTCGGATGCAGGTGAACCCGAAACAGGTTGGACGAATCCACGAAGAAAACGAAAGTTAGGAGTGGATAGTAGTAAACCCGAGCCTTGGTTTGAGAAGGGTAGATATACTCAACTTCATTTTCCAAAGGCGGATAATCCATATGATGCAGCAAAAGGTAGAGGTGATGATAAGAGTATTCAGAGAGTTCAGGTGATAAAGAGAGTTATCAATACTGGACTTAAATATGAAGATTTTTATGACACTATAGCAAGTTGGGATAAATATGGTGGTCAAGATTATTCAACGGATTTTGAGAAATAGTATGATTAAATTAAAACAATTATTAACAGAAGATTGGTTAGACGATAATAAGTGGTATCCTGCTCATACAAGAAAAACATTAGATAATATAAAATATGGGGATAAGATAGCACTCTATCCTAAATTACACGAAAAGATGTTTGGTAAAATACCTATTAGTTCATTTCATGTTACTAATCCAGACCACATAAAAACAATTGGTAAGATAATAGGTAAGAAAAAATCCATATCAACATTCACTCGTGCTAACAATGACTCACCACTTGCTAAAGGTAGAGGTATTCAAACAGGTACGGGTGGAGTTATATTTTATGTTAGGGGAAACTTACTTGCTAAACGATACATGGACTTCGATACAGTACCCGATAAGACTGGTCGTAGATGGATAGAATCACATTACATAACTGGTGATAGAATGATTTTTAAAAATGCTATGAAAAGAGCTGGATTCTTTAAGAAACTTGAAACAATGGAAAATAAAATTAGACGAATAGATGCGGTATTTCATGACTTATGGATGACAGATGATGAAATTGAATATGATGAATATAAAAAATTAACAGTAAAAGAAGCAGGACCTTATATTAGTAAATTTATAAAAGAGTGGTTTGATTGGCAAAACAAGTGGTTGGTAAAGAATAAATCAAAAATAAAGAAGAATCTTATAAATCCAGAAGATAAACCATCGGCATGGTGGAATGAAATTCTTATATATAATCCTAAGATTATAGATGTTTTTGTAATGGAGAGGATTACAAGGGATGGATATTGGATGCAACAATGGGGAGACAATAAACCAGGACCTTGGCAAAAAGAAATTCTCAAATATGTCCCCAAGAACAAAATAACAATCGGTACACCAGCAAAATTTAGAAAATGGTACAAGGACAGAGAAGGAATAATAGACCAAGTATGATTTATCTTTCTAATTTAATTCCGTTGAATGAGTATTCTAAATTTAGGCTCAACATCCCCTCTGACATCAGGAAGATACACAAGCTTTTTAAGAAAAACAAGAAAAAACTTTTTGTTGTGGGTGGAGCAGTAAGGGATGCAATATTAGGAAAGAGTCCAAAAGATTTTGATTTAGCCACCGATGCTAAACCCGATGAGGTATTACAAATAGCAAAAAAAGGTGGATTGAAAACCGTAGAGGTTGGAAAACAATTCGGTGTCGTGATAGTTGGTGGACACGAAATAGCAACATTCAGAAAGGATATTGGTAAAGGGAGACGCCCAAGTTCAGTTGATTATACCGACATCGAGGGTGATGTAAAAAGAAGGGATTTGACCATAAATGCGTTGTTCTACGATATGGATAGGGGTGAAATTGTAGACTTGGTTGGTGGTATAGCAGATTTAAAAAAGAAGAAGATTCGAACCGTTGGAAATGCTGTCGAAAGATTTGATGAAGATCCGTTAAGAAAGATGAGGGCATTAAGATTTCAAGGTGCACTCGGTGGTAAGTTAGGTAAGGAAACTGAAAGGGCACTAAGACAGAATCCAAGTCTTAAAGGTGTGAGTAAAGAAAGAATCAGAGATGAGTTTGTCAAGTCGATTAGAAAGGCAAAATCACCCAAGAGGTATTTACAGCTTGCTGATTCGTTAGGATTTACAAAACAGATATTACCTGGATTACAAGTTAAGATTCCATACATAAATGAAAACGATTATATTTTATTTTTAGCTTGGATTTTACGAAAAAATGATGTAAATTCAATAAGGAAATTAAATGGTTTAGCCTATCCTACTCAAGAAATAGTTGATATTCAGTTTTTAAATTCATTACAGAATTTTAAACCTGAGAATATTTTTTTGATTAAAAAGTTTCAAGAAAAGACCAAATTGAGTAAAGGTCAAATTCTTAAATGGGGTAAGTACATTGGAAAAGATTTTAAAAAATTAATTAGATTTAAACTATCGGTAAGGGGTAGTGATGTTTCAAGTGATTTAAAAGGAAGGGACATCGGTAAAGCAATACAAAATATGGAAAAAGATAAATTCTTAAATGAAATAGCAGTTCGGAAAAAACCGAAGAAATTCAAAGACATTTATAACGCGTTACCAAGTGACTTGAAGAAACGCGTGTATAATCTAAAAAACTACGACCAGAGGAGAGATGCACATCCTGAAGGTAATGTTTTAAAACATACTATTGCTGTTACGAATAGGGCACTTAAAACAGGTGATATAGACTTCGCTCTATCAGCATTGTTTCACGATATAGGAAAAGACTCAACTGCTAAATTACATCCAAAGAAAGGGTTTTGGACTCATTATGGACATGAGCATGTATCAGCTAAATTGGTTAAGAAATACGCCAAGTGGATAAAATCAATGGGTGGTAATCCACTTGATATTTATTGGATAGTAAAACAACACATGAGAATGAAAGTATTTGATAAGATGAAATGGACAAAACAAGAAAAGATGAAAAAATTTAGAGCATTTGATAAGTTAAAGAAATTTACAACCTTCGATAAAGGTGGGAGAGTATAATGGATAAATTAACAAGAGAATTGATAAGAGATTTACTACCCGAAGAAGATAGACCTAAGATTAAAAAGATTGTAGGAATCTATGGTGGTAGGTATCAACCATTTGGCCCACATCACTTAAAAACTTACAAGTGGTTAAAGTCAAAGGTAGATGATGCTTACATCACCACATCAGACATCAAAAAACCACCAAAACACCCTATGAATTACAGAGAAAAACTTCGTCATATGGTAAAGATGGGTGTTCCTAAGAATCGTATTATAAAGGAAAAAGTTCCATTGGTGGCAAATAATGTGCTAAAAAAATACGATTCCGAGACTACAGCCGTGATATATATATTTGGAGCTAAGGATGCTGGTAGATTGGCAGGTGGTAAAAAGAAAAGTGGTGGTTTATCGTATTTCCAAGATTATAGAAAACACAAGAATAATCTAAAAGGATATGAGGAACACGGATACTTTATGGTAGCTCCACATCAATCAGTTAGGGTTGGTGGAAAAGAAGTTAGTGGAACGGTAATGAGAGAATTACTCGGTTCACCTAAAATAGATGATAAAGAAAGACCTAAATTATTTAAACAGGCATTTGGTTATTTCGATAAAGGTGTTTATCAAATGATGACCAACAAGTTTAGAAAGTTATTTGAGATCAAAGAAAATTTACTTACAGAAAGATTAGTAGCCGCTAGAAACAAAGGACACTTGAAGAATGGTGGTAAGACAGCACTAACCACAGGTGGAATAATTTCAAAGTTTAAAGGTAGGGGGGATATATCGGACGCATTTAGTTTTGCTATGAAGGATTTGGAAAAGGCCATCGGTTCTCTTTCTGAAAAACAAAGAAACAGAATATTCAAGAATGGTAAGGCTTGGATGAATCTTGAGGTTATGTGGCCAAAGTCATCTAATGTGATAAATTATGACAAGGCAGAAATCGTATTTCACGGAGCACTCGAATATGATGATGAAGGAAATGCAATTGGAGAGGTCAAAGATAGTGCAAGAATGTTAGCTGGTATGATTAAACAAGTCAACCAAAACATACAGAAACGATATAAGATTGGAAAACCTAATTTTTTAACCGTACCTAAACATCAAAATTTTGAAAAGAAGAAAAAGTATTTTATAAATAAGTTAAATAGATTACAGAAACAATATAACTTAAAAGATAGTGATTCACTTTCAGTATATCACCAAACCTATTGGGAAGAATTTATATTTAATGCAGCAAAACAACACGGATTTACAATTCCAAAGGCACCATTAAAAAAATTAACTAAAAGATGGGCATTTTTTGATAAGTCGTATAAAGTTCCAATGATTAAAAAAGATTTTAAAAATCATCCTGAATTTTTAGATTGGGTATTGACTACGGATAAAGTAGACCACGCAAAAATGGTTAAAAAGAATATGAAACCATTTGAGGAATTGTTCTTTGAAGTTGGTGCAGAAATAATGACAAATGTAAGTGGTTGGTTAGCAGCAAATCCTGACTCTACGGTTCAACGAGTAAAGAAACAATTAGATGCAGCAATTAAAGATGTGAGAAGTAAAAAGGATTTGAAAAAACTTAACACATTAAAATTACAATTGGATAAATTAAATAAGATTGGTGGTCTGAAGGCAATAGTTCCAAGTGAAGGAATAGTTTTTAAATACAACGGAAAGACATTTAAATTTACAGGAGCATTTGCACCTATTAATCAAATAACAGGATTGATGACATTCTAATGGAAGATTTCGAAGATATACAAGAAATCTTTAAGATGAAAAAAATGAATAATATTAAATTTATTATTAATATTATTGGTTTGGTAGGTGCATTAGGTGGTGGATGGTACAAGTTAGAAAATAGAGTATCAACATTAGAAACACAGATAGAACAAGAAAATAGTGTTAAGGCAATACAAGCCGAATTAGAATTAATGAAAAGAGATCAAGAACTTGAGGACTTAAAATTTAAGTTTAAACTTGATTCGTTACAAAGGAGTTAGAGTATGAGTGATAGTATTTTATCAACTAATCACAGAGAACGAGAAAGACAAATAGAAAATATTAAGCGTGTTGCTCGTGGTGATAAAGTTGAGAAAAAGATTTATGTTCAGATGGAAGATTTGGACGAAAAGAAAAAAAGAGAAGAAGAAGTAAGATTAGAACGAGAAAAGAAAAATGAACGCTCAGCTGCATTAAAGGATGCTAGAATGCCTTGGTTTTGTCCTAAGTGTAAAAAGGTAATGAAAAAACGATTAGATGATAAGATGTATAGATTACATCAACATTGTTTTGATTGTCAAATAACATTTGAAAATAAACTTCGTATCGAAGGAAAATACGAGAAGTGGGAAGAAAGTAAGGTGTTAAACAACCAACTTTCTTATATACGAGACCAAATTTCAAGTATAGAAGATTGGAAAGTAGAGGCTTCTAAACCAGTAGAGATTTATGATTCGGTTGGTGTTAAAGAAATAGAACTACAACAAGAAAAGTGGAGTCAGAATAAGGAACAAGTTGAAAAAATGTCTACCGAGGCCCTCGAAGAATTAAATAAAATTAAAGAAGAAGTTGAAGAAAAACTCAATAGTTTAGAAGTTTAATATTTATATGTGTGAAACTATATATATCGGAGAAAATAAGTGATTAAAATGAAGAAAATATTAGAAGAAAAGGTAGACCTTGATGATATTTCTATGAATCACCAAAAATTACTAAGGGTTGGAAGTAATTACATTTATAAGGCACGAGATGGGAAACTTTGGTATGAACTTGAGGATGATATTAAAAAGAGTAAGAATAGAACTTTAATGAGATACTTTAAAAAATATGATGAAGCTCGTCTTAAACTTCAAAATGCTGGTGCAATGTTAACCAGGGCATTTGATTTGGAAAAAAGATGATTAAATTAAAAGAATTAATAGTAGAACGAATTGTAACACATAGTGACTTTCATAAAGTCATAAATATGGCTAAAAAGGCAACTGGCGCTAAACCTAAAATACCATCAAAAACAATAAAACTTTGTAAAGAAGTAATGAAAGATGGTTTTCATAAATTAGATTATAGAGGTAAGCCTGGTAAGAAAAGACAACCTACTAACTTAATGTATCAGTATTACGCTTATGTACAAGGATGGGGACATTCTAAATACAAAAATGATTGGGATTGGAGAAGTGATAAAGGTGATAAGATTTTAAATTGGGTTCAAACATCAGGATATAATGATGGTATATTTGATTATGATTATTTAAAGTACCATGTAAATACTGATATGCAAGCATCGCAAGTTGTAGGAAATATCAGACCTGGTTCAAAAGATGAAGAACCAGCTTACTATTTAGTTAAAGATTATTTAAATAGTTTTAGTGCAAGACGAGGTGGTAGAGATGAGGATATGTTAGTTGCTAAAGTTCAATGGTGGTTAGATAAAAACAAAGTTGAAACAAGATGAGAGATTACTTAAAAGAATTTAGTGATGATGTCATTGGTGATTTTTTAGTTGAGAATGATATTAAAGATATTTTAAATGAGGCTGGTTCGGCAACAAATAATGCACCAACTGATGACGGGCCACCTACATTTTACAAATCTTTGGGACAATACAAATCCGAGTCTGAAGATTGGATACAATCATTACAGAATGATTTAGGTTGGAAAGTAATTGATTATATACTAAGTGATGGAGCAATGGATCCAGAAGAAGATTACACTATGTCACATAGAGCAACAAATCCAATATCTCACGGAGAGGTAAAAAAGTATAAAAAAACTTTACGGAATGTAATGGATAATTTGGGTTGGAAAGTCATGAAGTGGATGGGAGTTGATAAAGACCAACAAATGGCCGGCCCACCTATAGCATCAGGAATTGATGCTAAAACTCGTAAAGAAAATAACGAAGCAGATACTGATTTAGCGGCAAAGAAAACAAAAAAGAAATTTAAAGGTGGTCGTCCAAGACTTCATGTTGAGAAATATTCACCACTTTCAAAAGATTGGTGGGATGATGAACTTAGAGAATTAATCACAGAAGGTGGAGCATACGGACATATGGCACATCCTTTTGATGATAAAAATTTAACATTTAAAGATTTAAAAAATATCATAGAAAGAGGTTTAGGTGGTCAGTTAGATAGGGAAGATAATGTAACTGAAAAACTTGATGGACAAAACCTTATGATAAGTTGGAGAAATTAGTGAACATATTCGAAAAAGGATTGTGGAAATTAATTAACGAAGCTTCACCAACGGGTACTTCAGGATATGGTGGATCTGGAATAACCACAGGAGATGCATGGCCCGATGGTTTATTTACCAAAAGAGGTGAAAGACGATATGTAGGACCTGCAAGTTTAACTCGTGGAATGCAACAAGTTGATTTTCCAGCATCAGATAATATCTATGGGGGTCCTGATAGTCAGAATAATGAAAGACGGGCAAAAAGAGATGCAGGTAAACTTTACAAATATTTAAGTGATCCCGATGGTAATTCAGAAATTAAATCTGATGAGTTAAGAGATGACACACCACCATTATCACCGAGACAAAGAACTTATGGAATACACGGATTTCACAGAAAACAAGAATATACCATTCCACCTGAAACAGCAAATTTTGTAACAACTGCTCAAACTTTAATTAAACCAACAACACCACCAGAGGGAACAGAAAGTGGTGGAGTACCAGCAACACCTGAACCTGGTTCTAAGGAAATGGGAAGTGTAAGTGGATATAGACAAGCACAGCAAGGTGGAGAATCGGTATTTGCAGGTAATAAAAAATTATGGAATAAATGGAAAGACCACAGAATAATGGGTGCAGTTAAAGGTAGAGAATGGAAAGGTGGTAAGTTAGTTGATTTGTTACCTAAAGGAGTTAAATAATGGCCATTACAATAGATATAAATGTTGGAGATACCATCTTAGGTGGTAGATTTAAAAACAAAAAAATTAAAGTAAAAGAAATTGGTAAAGATGATTATGGAATGCCAACAATAAACGGAAGAAAGGTAGTTAATTTTAGAATACCAAAACCCGTTGATGAAAAAATGGTTAGGGATAAGGACGGATTCGGAAAATATAAAAAAAATGATGATAGTGATTTTGATGAACCAGCTAAAACTAAAAAATTAGAGGGTAAATCTACATACAAACAAATAATGGAGATGTAAATATGGACTTTTTAAAGAAACTCATAGTTGGTATTTTAGGACTTTTTGGATTAAGTACTATTTTAAGTGCTAAAAAATCAAAAGAAGTAGAGGAACTTGGTAAAGTAATTAAAGAACAGAAGAAAAAAGAAAAAGAAGTTGCAAAGGAAGTGGAAAAATTAGAAGAAAATAAAACCAAAAACAAAAAAGAAATAACAAATTTAAAAAGAAAACTTACTCGTACTAAGAACGAGGTAAAAAAGATGGAAGTAACTTTCGAAAAGGATGCCGTAGACGATGCAGCAGCTTTTTTAAGAAAGTTTTCAAAATCTAAATAATTATATATATAAGGAGAAAACAATATGAGCATGCACAGAGCAACACCTACAATTCGTGCAACTGGCGATTATAATAGAATAACAAAAGTTCCTTCTTCAACAACATTTCATGCGACTGGTTCAAATGCTGGTGCAGCATTTATATGTGAAGTAGTAACTAATGTTGTTATTCATGCCGCAAATGGTGGAGTGATACCAGGAACATCTTTGTCAGCAGATACACTATATCCGATTGGAACAAAGAAAGTAGTGATTGGTGGAAGTGGTATAGTTTATGTATTACACAGATAGGTAATGAATATGAAACACTTATGGATATTATTGTTATCCATACCATTGTTTGCACAAACAACTTTAACAGACGAACAGGTATTGGGAATAGCAAATCAAATTAAAGAATTACAATATTCTGATAGTACTAAATCAGCTCAGATTAAAATCTACGAAGGCTTAGTAACGGAATATGAGGAACAGATGGAGTTAGATTCTTTACTACTTGTAGCAAAAGATAAACAGATTGTCTCGATAAAGGCACAAAATGAGGCTTACATAAAAAAGGCAAAACTGGCAAAACCGAGTTGGTACGAAAATAAATGGCTATACTTTACATATGGGGTGGCATCAGTAACCATTCCCACTTACTTTGGAATTAAAATATTGGATATAGCAGATTAATGACTGATAATAATAAAATAAAAGAAGTAATCAAAAAAGAGTATTTAAAATGTGCTAAAGATCCAGTATATTTTTTGAAAAAGTATGCTGTCATTCAGCATCCAATGAAAGGTAAAGTTCCATTTGAGTTATACCCATTTCAAGAAGCATCATTAAAAGATTTTAAGAATCATAATTATAATGTTATTTTGAAAGCTCGTCAGTTAGGTATATCAACATTAACTGCTGGATACTCTTTATGGATGATGACATTTCAATCAGATAAGAACATATTGGTTATAGCAACCAAACAAGATACCGCTAAGAATTTGGTTACGAAGATTCGAGTGATGCATGCAAACCTACCGAGTTGGGTAAGGTCACAATGTGTTGAGGATAACAAACTCTCACTTAGATATTCAAATGGTTCACAAGTAAAGGCCGTATCATCTACTGAGGATGCAGGTCGTTCAGAGGCACTATCCTTACTCGTTATGGATGAGGCAGCATTTATCGATAAGATTGATACAATATGGACTGCTGCACAAAGTACATTATCTACTGGTGGTCAATGTATTGCACTATCCACACCAAATGGTGTTGGTAATTGGTTTCATAAAACTTGGGTTGGTGCAGAAAATGGAACTAATGATTGGAATATGATAAAACTTCATTGGACGGTTCATCCTGAACGAGAACAAGATTGGAGAGATGAACAGGATAAGTTATTAGGACCAAGTGGAGCCGCACAAGAATGTGATTGTGACTTCATCACTTCTGGTCGTGGTGTTATTGATGCTAGAATTTTAGAAGAATATAAAAATACTTTAATTGAAAAACCAATCGAAAAAAGAGGAATGGATAGTAACTTGTGGATATACAGACAACCTAATTATACAAAGAATTATGTAGTTGCTGCTGATGTTGCTCGTGGTGATGGACAAGACTTTTCTGCATTTCATGTAATAGAAATAGAAAATATGGAACAAGTTGCAGAATACAAGGGAAAGATTTCTACCAAAGATTTTGGTAATTTATGTATGAATACTGCTATGGAGTATAACAACGCATTACTTGTTATTGAGAACTCAAGTATTGGTTGGGCAGCAATTCAACAAGTAATTGATAGGGAATACGAAAACCTATTTTATACAAGTAAAGATTTAAGGTATGTTGATGTCGCAAGACAAGTAACAAACCGATATAGAAATTCCGAAAGACAAATGGTTCCTGGATTCAGTATGACTATGAAAACAAGACCATTAGTAATCGCGAAATTAGAAGAATATTTTAGAGAAAAATCTATCATCGTTCATTCAGATAGATTAATCGATGAATTATTTGTATTTATTTATCATAATAATAGAGCTGAGGCTATGGAAGGGTACAATGATGACCTTACAATGAGTCTAGCAATAGGATTATGGGTAAGGGATACAGCACTTCGATTAAATGCCGAAGGAATGGCATTACAAAAAACAGTCTTAAATAAAATGTTAGATTATGAAGCAGTTTACACACCATCAGATAACAAAACAGATGATTGGGTGATGGAAACTGGAAATACAAAAGAAGATCTAACTTGGTTAGTAAAATAATAAGAGGATAAAATGGCACAAACAAGCTTAAGAGCAAGATTAACACGACTGTTTTCTACAAATGTAATCGTAAGACATGCAGGTGGTAGAAAGTTAAAGATTGCCGATACAGACAGAGTACAAAGTGCTCAGAAAAATAGTCTTGTAGATAGGTGGTCAAGACTACACACCAATATGAATACTGGTGGGTACGGAGCATCACAGGCAATTAGTTTTCAAGCCCAAAGATTGGCTTTATTTAGAGATTACGAAGAAATGGATAACGATGCTATCATATCAAGTGCGTTAGATATTTACTCTGATGAATCAACAATGAAAAATGAGTATGGTAAAGTATTAGATATTCAAACTGAAAATGAGAATATTCATGATATTCTACATAATTTATTTTATGATGTATTGAATATAGAATTTAATCTTTGGCCGTGGGTTCGTAACCTATGTAAGTATGGAGATTTTTATCTCTACTTAGATATAAAAGAAAAGTATGGAGTTACCAATGTAGTACCACTTTCAGCATATGATGTTACTCGTGTTGAGGGAGAAGATCCAGAAAATCCGTATAGAACAAAGTTTATTGTTGAGGATGGAGATTCGAGACATAGTTCTTCAATGAGTCAAAATAAGGAAATGGAAAATTTTGAAATTGCACATTTTCGTTTGTTATCAGATGCAAATTTTATACCATATGGTAAAGGTATGATAGAAGGTGGTCGTAAGATTTGGAAACAATTATCTCTTATGGAAGATGCTATGTTGATTCATAGAATTATGAGAGCACCAGAAAAGAGAGTGTTTAAGATTGACATTGGAAATATTCCACCCGCAGAAGTCGAAAATTTTATGCAAAAGATTGTTAATAAAATGAAAAAGGCTCCTGTCATAGATACCACAACTGGTGATTATAATTTAAAATACAACATACAAAATCTTACAGAAGATTTTTTCCTACCTGTTCGAGGTGGAGATAGTGGAACACAGATTGATAGTTTAGCAGGACTAACATATGAGGCAGTAGATGATATTGAATACCTAAGAAATAAATTAATGGCATCCCTAAAGATACCAAAGGCCTTTCTTGGTTATGATGAAGCCGCTGGTAGTAAGGCAACATTAGCAGCAGAAGATGTAAGGTTTGCAAGAACAATTGAAAGAATACAGAGAATCGTTACGAGTGAATTAACAAAGATTGCAATAGTTCATTTGTATTCACAAGGATATACAGATGCAGACCTTGTTGATTTTGAATTAAATTTAAAAAATCCATCTACGATTTACGAAGAAGAAAAGATTGAGTTGTGGAATAACAAACAGAGTCTTGCTTCAAGTCTAATGGATTCTAAAATAGCAGACACAGAGTGGATTTATGATAATGTGTTTAAATTTTCAGAAGAAGAAAAAGAAAAAGTCAGACTTGGATTACTAAAAGACCAAAAACGGAAATTTAGATGGTCACAGATTGAAATGGAAGGTAATGATCCTGTTCAAAGTGAAGAAGCAGTTGGAACTCAAGGGGCGATGATGAATAATATGGGTGATGGAGAAGGACAGAGATTTTCTGGACCTCAACCACCAGGAGCAAGAACAGGAAGAACAAGTCGTGAATTAGATATGGATATACCAGAAGATGGTTGGCCAGGAAGTGGTCGTCCAAAGGAAGGACCTAAACACAAGAAGGATTCAAGTGTAAGAGGTCGTGATCCATTAGGTTCTCACGATAAGAGAAAAGGTAGTAGTGGTAGTCCAAAGTACGGACTTGCACTAGCTCACCTTGATAAATTAAAACAAGATTTAGGTAAAGTCAGTAAAGAAGAAGTAAAAATAATTACAGAAACTTCTGATGTAGAACAAGAATATAAGAATGAAGTATCATCGGGTAAAAGTGATACTTAAATGATGAATTATTAGAAGTTTTTATATTTATAGATGAAGAAATATACAATTTAGGAGCATGAATATGGCCCAACGTGTCAAACACTCGAAAATAAAGAATACAGGAATACTCTTTGAGTTAATATCTCGTCAAATCACCGTAGATATAATGAATGGTGATGAAAAGAGTAAATCAGTAGAAATGCTAAAAAAATTCTTTAATGAGAATACAGAACTTGGTAAAGAGAATCAACTCTATCAAGTTTTACTTAAAGAAAATTACAATTCTACCCGCAAGGCAGAAAAATTAGTAGAGGCTGTCTTAAAGTCAAGAGAAAAATTACAGAATAAAAGACTGCGTACTGAAAAATATAATCTTATTAGAGAGATTAAATCAAATTATAACGTAGAGGATTTTTTTAGAGCAAGAATACCTAATTATAAGGTTTATGCTTCTATATATAAATCATTTATTAGTGAAACTACACCAATATTTGATCCAGTAAATGAAGTTGAAAGTAACTTTTCTATCATAGAACACATTACTCGTAATAAAGTTAAGTCTAAAAATAAAGATAGTAAGGTCATTTCTGAATTTAAGAACGAAGATAAAGATTTAAGATTACTTTCTTATCAGTTAATGGTAGATAACTTCAACGGTAAGTATAAAAAGTTAAACTCTATGCAAAGAAATCTTCTAAAAGAGTACATTAATAACATTTCTAATACTAATTCTCTTAGAGAATTCGTAAATGGTGAAATTATAAAGGTAAAACAAATTCTAAGTAAGATTTTACCTAAAGTCTCAGATGATATCACAAAAATTAAATTATCGGAGGCTATAAATCAAGTAGACTCTATAACAAAAGGTAAGATAGTTAAGGATAAACAAGTTGTTGCACTAATGAGGTATTATGAACTTATAAAGGAGTTGAGGAATGTCGCGTCCTAACGGAGATACACTTCTTAATTTAATTCGTGAGTTAATTAAAAACGAATTGGATGAGGCAAATTCTACTGCAACAGCCGGTGGTGAATATCAAACACCACTTGCATTTAAAGGTGAGAAAAGAAAGGCGGGTAAGAAAAAGAAAAAGGCTGGATTTGATGGTGGACACCACGATCCGACCATCGGTACTGATAATTTCGAACCAGAGGACCCTAAGTTAAGAAAAGAATCGGTAGTAAGTGAAGAAAAGAAAAATTCTAATAATCTTTACTTAGAATTTACTGATGCTCTACAAGATTTCAATGACAAATGTATTAAGATAGCTGATAAAATCACTAAATTAAAAGGTGATAAGACCGATGGAAAAATTTTAATGAAAAATGTTAAAAAACATCTTATACCACTTAGTAAGTTAATGAATAGTTGGAACAGAGGAGCTCAAAGTAATCCACATTTAACTACTGAAGGTAGATATCACGCTTGGAGAAATGATAATACCTTAACACCCAAGCAAAAAATTGGAATGGCAATGAGAGAGACTCGTGATAATCTATCAGAGTTAGAACGAGTTGTCAAGTATAATGTAAAATTAAAAAATGAGTTAAATGTTGACTCAAGGTCATATTGGAAGAATACACATAAGGCTTTAAGTAAAATAAGTGAGAGATTAGTTAATTTAGCTAATAAGGTTGGACAACTACATTAAAGATTATGACATTCGAACAGAACAAAAAGTCTTTTATGGACTCTTTGTTCAGTATTTCAACGATGCTAAAGAGATGGCATACTGAAATACAGAGCAAAGATGTTGATAAAAACTATATGATTGAAAAGTTAACTGCGTGGATTAAAAAACTTGAAGAATTAAGACACGATATTATGATGAGGAAAGATAAGTGATAAAACTCGGAGATTTATTAACAGAGGCAAGTATTTCGGAAGAAATGGGAGAGCTAAAACTCTACATTGACAACGATTCGAGTCTATATAGACAAAGATACATGCCAATATTGAAAAATTTGTCAAAAAAGAAGAAAAAGGGTAATTATCGTAAAACATTAGCCCAAAAAGCATTCATGTATCTAATTGACGATGGTGCAAAACGATATGTTAGGTCATACGGTGGAAATCACTTAGATGTTTTCCCAAAAAGACAAAGAAAGCAGTTAGCAAAGGATTATGTAGAAGAATTTGAACAAATTTTTAAAAATCAAGAATATGATTTTATGAGATAGGAGATTAGCGTGTCAAAATTTAAAAAAATAATTAAAGAAGATTGGTGGAGTGATTTAAGTCCTGAAGGACAGGCAAAATACTTAAAAAGTAATCCTAATTCGAAAAAAGCACAATCGGCAAAAAAGAAAAAGAAAGATGAACCATCTGCAGCACCAAGTTGGACTGCTGATGATATGGATTCTATTTTTGGAACAAGAAATCAAAGTGGTGGGGGATGGCAAAAACCTCGTAATGATGCTGATAGAGCAGCTGATGATGAAGCAGATGATATGAAAACTCAAGACGCACAAGATTCAAGAGATGCGGAAGATAGAAAAGATGCAGGTATAAAACCAATTAAAGACGATAAAGATACACAAAGAATGGGATCCAGTGTATTAAGTAAAATCGGTGGTACTCAAGATCCAGATAGATTAGAATTACAAGGTACACAAGAAGCAGATAATGGTCAAACTATTATTCAATGGAAAGACAAAGAAGATGGAATGATGGTGGGTGTAGATGCACAAGGTAACATTTATCAAGATGGTGATAGGCAAAATTATGGTATACAAGTTAGCACACAAAGTGATGTGTTTGGAGATGACCAAAATGCACAATTATTGTATAAACAAAAGAAAGCCCGTGAAACTGGAGGTACAGATCCATATACAGGTAAAAAATATGATAAACCAACTGGAAGAACTGGAAAAGAATTAGACCAAGAAACTCTTACAATAGATGGTAAAGAATATCGTAAAATCAATGAAAGTGTAGAATCAAAACCAAAATATCAATTTTCAGAATTCTACCAAAGATTAAAGAGATAGGAGTAATATAATGTCAAAACAATTAATAGTAGATTATTTACCTTTTGAGATTTCAAGAGAACAGATAAACGAATCAATTAAACAGAATAATGGTCGTTTAGTGGTTCATGGTGTATTGCAGAGGTCAGATGCTAAGAATCAAAATGGTAGAGTCTATCCACATGAGATTTTGGCAAGAGAATCGAGTAAGTATGATGAGGGTTTCATCAAACAGAAACGTGCAATGGGTGAGTTAGACCATCCTGAATCATCAGTAGTTAATTTACAGAATGTATCTCATAATATTACCGAAATGCATTGGGAAGGTAAGAACTTAGTCGGTACGGTCGAGGTTCTTGGAACACCAAGTGGTAATATATTAACAGAATTATTTAAAGCAGGTATTAAGTTGGGTATCAGTTCTCGTGGAATGGGTTCAGTTCAACCAATGAGTGAGGGTGATGGACAACAAGTAGGAGATGATTTCGAATTAATAGCTTTTGATTTCGTATCAAATCCATCCACACACGGAGCTTTCTTATATCCTATGAAAGAAAGTGTTGGAAACGAAATACCAATTACCGAAGGTAGAACCTGTGGTAAGTATTGTAAAGTTGAAAGTATTATAAACGACATAATTAGAGGAGAGTAAAATGGCCAAACTAACAAAATTAATAAGTGAGAGTAAAGTCCTCAAACGAGAGTTTGGTGAAGCACTTCCTACTTTCAGTAGTGTAATGAAAAAACACCAAGAGAATAAATTTAAAGAAGATTTAGATGCTGTCGGTAAAGAGGATGATGATGTGGATAACGATGGTGATTCAGATAAAACTGATGATTATCTAAAAAATCGTAGAAAAGTAGTTGCTAAAGCTATCAAGAAGGATTCTGTAAAAGAAGATGCAATTCGTAAGCTTGTTCGTAACGAAATTAAAAATATAGTAGAGGCTGATGAGTTTGACCAACCTGTACCTGCACAAATAGAAAGATATTTAAAGAAATTTCTTAACGCAGTACAAGGTGCTAGACTTAATCGTAGAAGGGTAACAGCAATACTTGGTCGTGTTGTTAAACAGCTAAATATAGAACCAAGTGAATTGATGAGATATGTTAGAAAAGTCAAAAAGGGATTATAATGAATAAAGCTGATACATTTAAAATGAACAAAAATTGGAGAAAGTTTAGACTTCAAACTAATGAAGAGCAAAAAACAGAATCTAAAATTAAATCCATTGTCAATTCAGTAAATGAACAAAATTTAAAGAACTTATCGGAAGAAGAATTAAATAAATTCTACACCGAGGTTAAAAAAATTATAAAATAATGAAAGATGGCCACCATACTTGACCATATAGTGGTGAAGAACATCCAGTTTGGATGAAACACGAGGAAGAACCTTTGGACGATTACAATAAGCGTATGAAAGAATACATTAATGATATAGTCAAACAAGAAATTGTTAGTCTCGGTGAGGAAAAGAAACGAGATTACAAAAAAGAGTATGCTAAATATGGTTCATCCACTAAGGCTAAAAAATACAGAGCAGAATTAAATAAGTACAATCGTAAGAAAGGTACTTATGGAAATGGTGATGGTAAAGATGCCTCACACAAAGGGGGAAAGATAGTGGGATTTGAATCACAATCTAAAAACAGAGGACGAGCAGAAAAAAGTCGTTTGAAGAAAGAAGATATAAAAGAGAAATCAATACCACACGCAAATCCAAATTACAATATGGAAAAGACGATGCAAAAATTAGCAAAGTCATTAGGTATAAAATCCGTTGTGAGTATGTATACTGGTAGTGGTAGTTTGAGTTATTTTTTAGATGATGATAGAGAAGCAAAGAAACTACAAAAATTTTTAAAAAGGTCATTCAAGAGAGTTCGACTAATACCATTAGACAAATCAAAAGGTGATGACGCAAATTGGGTAGTAGCGGCAGATATGTTAGGATTTGAATCCATAAATGAATCGGAACAAGATAAGATAAAACAATATTTGATGAAAAAAGGTGATAATGAAAAAGACGCCACAGAAAAATTAAGATATTACGATATGGTTACAAAGATGTACAAGAAAGCCAACTCCACCAAAAAGGCTGAAATAATGTCATCATTATGGGCTAATGAAAATGTAGCACCTAATCACGATGGTAAATCAGCACCATATGGTAGTGGGTATGAAGAAATGGACGAAGGTAGGTCTATAAAAGAAAATCTAATACCATTTTACAAATACATGGGTGATTTCTACGGAAAAAAAGGTATTTATCCTGATAAGAAAGGTAGAGATTTGAAAGTTGGAGATATAAACAAAGCCCTTTCAGTTTATCTCAAAAAGTATTCAAATGACACTTTCACGGGCGATAGTATTGATAGAGAAAGAATCCGTGATATTCTAATCAAGATGAGAAAGTTAGATCCTGATTACTCTAAAAAAGAATCCGTAAACGAGGGTGTTAGTCAATCTCAGGCACAAGAGATAATGAAACAACTTGGTGGTAGAAAATTTGAAATGTTAATGGGTGTGAAATCAAAGGGTATCGGTAAAGATGGATTAATCCTACATATCGGTAGAAATTCAAAGAGAGTATCACACATCATTATTGATTTAGACAGAGGTAGAGATTTATACAACTTAACATTTGGAAAGATATACAAGTATCAATTCAAGGTCATAAAGAAACTTAAAGGTATATATGTAGACCAATTACATGATATGATTGAAAAGTATACTGGATTATACACAACATTTGGGAGTAGAAGATGAAAATATCAAGACTAAGAGAAATAATTAAAGAAGAAGTTCAAAGTGTTCTTACAGAGGGAACTCGTTGGTTGGTTGGTATTGAACAACCAAATGGTAAAATTCTATCCACATACGGACATTACGATGGTTATCCTGAATGGGCAGGTAAACACTTGAAAAAGTATTATAGAAATCCGGCAGTAGTAAAACAACTTTTAAAACTTGGAAGTGCAGGAATTTCTACAATTGGTAAGAAGATTAAAGGAAGTAAAGACCATTCATTTGAAAAACCTGAAAAAGATGTAACCGTATTTTATGGTAGAGATAGAGGTGAAAAGGGTAGAATGACAAGTAATTGGAGAAACAGAGACGCTGTAAAATTTGATAGTGGTGAGGAATATGCTTATATCTACAATATGAAAGAGAAGAAATGGTATTACAAATCACGATATTCAAACCCAAGAGATTGGACGGAGTTAAGATAGTGAAAAAATTAAAAGAAATATTACACGAGAGTAAGTACCTTAAAAGAGAGTTCGGTGATAAATTACCGACATTGAATAGTGTGACGAAACAACATCAAGATTCTAAAGAACCAATTAACGAATCTAAACTTCCTCAGTTTGGAAAACTAAGTGATGTATCCGATTATCACCGTAAGTGGGGAGATATGTTTAACGAGTTAGAAAGATTTAGAGATTACGGCCCAACAGAATCCGATATGTATGATTGGAATGATAGAAGTCATTACAACAATGTAACAAAAGAATTTCACGCTCATATGGATAAGGTAGGTAAGAAACTCAATTCCGCATTAAGAGATATGGAAAATTCTTGGAAGGTGTGGGATACAATTTTAAAGAAACATCGTAAGAAAGACAAATAATTAGGAGAAAGTAATGGCAAAATTAGATGCATATTTAAACTTAGATTCAGCAACTGGAAGTTTATGGACACATTATGATGGGGCAAAGTTCAATCAGTTAACTGGTTCAGCATTAGATACACAATTAGGATCATATGGGGCATTTGTATCAAATTCCGTCTATACTGGTCAGTATTCAGCATCAGATGGTTGGTCAGATACAAACAAGCAAAAATTAGCAGAATGGTGTAGTGAAACTGATTTAGTAACTTGGACACATAAAAATAATATTAGAGGTGTAACACCACCAGCAGTACCAAGATATCAAGAAGCACACACAGCTTCGATATGGTTAGAGAGCTGGGATAATAACGATAATGTATAATTAGATGCCTTTTAAATCTGAAAAACAAAGAAGATGGATGCACGCTAACAAACCTAAAATGGCTAAAAAGTGGGAAAAAGAGGAGGCTCTAAAGGAAAAGATTCGTGGTATTATTAAACGAGAATTAGAGGCAACAAATTCTTCTGCAATACCAGTTTATAAAACACCTATGGCATTTAAAAAATCTACATTTAAGGCAATTGGTATAGATGATGAAGATGATAGTGATGAATTATTAGGTGGGTTAAAGGATGTAAGAAAGAAAAACTCTAAGAAAGATAAAGAACAAAAAAAGATGAAAGAAATAAAAGACCACGAAGGTAAGATGGCAAAATCACAATTGGAAAGATCTATGAAGTATTCTAAGATGATTTACAATATGATACAGAATGTCGATAAGGGTAAGGGAGTTGAGTTTCCAGCTTGGGTTCAATCCAAACTAACTAAGGCAGAAGATTACTTACAGAGTGTTTTTAATTATTTAGATGGTAAAGACGGATTAGAGGATAAATTTCAAGAGGGTGTAACCATAAAAACAATTGTAGAGGGTGTTAGAGTAAGAAATGGTGAATCAGCCAAACCAGGTATGTGGGAAGTTTTTGACAACCATTCAGGTAAAAGTATTAAAGTGGTTAAAACAGCATCATCAGCTACAAGGTTAATGAATAGGTTGATGAATAGTGGTCAGTATAACGAAATTGCAACCAAATGGGTAGGTGAAACAGTAGATGAAGCTATGCCTATGAAGATGAAACCATTTAGTTCATCAGAGGCAAGACAACTTGTTAACCAAGACATTAAAAAGATGTCAAAACATTTAGGTAAAGCATCACAACAATCTATTAAACTTATGATGAATGGTGTAAAGGGTGGTAAATATACTGCAATGGATATATCAAGAGGTTTAAAAGAAGGACCCGCCGGTAGAACACATTTCGGAGAACTTGGTTTTCTACAACAATTGTGGAACAAAGTTCGTGATGGATTTAGAAGATATTCAAAAGACAAAAAACTCAGTTAGTATATATTTATAGTTGATTAAGGAGAATCAAAAATGGCTAAATTAAAAGATTTAATTAAAGAAAACGCAATGTTAGGTGGAGTCGTATCTAAACCTGCATTCTCAAATCTCAATATGGGATTTAGAACACAAAAAAGTTCCACAAAACTTACTGATATAGTAGAGGATGTTTACGGACAATCTACTCAAAAAGTAAATGTAAAGGAATTTGTACAAGAAATTGGACAATACAATTCCTATGGTAATGAGATTTATCGTGAAGGTAATCTTAAAGAATTAGCAAATAAACTTTCTCGTTTAGCAGAAACTGCAAAACAACATACTTTACAAGAAACCGAAGATTGGTTTGATAAAATCACGGTAAATCGTAATATGAAAGAACTAACTGGTCTCTCTGGTCAATTTAAGAAAGTTGCTACTGAGGCACAGGCATTACAAGAAAGAATGAGTGGTCTATATGAAGATATGGGACATATTCTTGGTAGATATTATGAAATTAATGAATCTAATCCTACTGATACTAACGAAAGTAATGGAGTGGAGGCAGACACAGTAAAAGAAGGTTCTTACGAAGATTTCTTTCAGTCAGCAATGAAAAAATTTAATATAAGTTCACCAGATGAACTTGATGATGATGAAAAAGTAAAATTTTTCAATTATGTAGATAAAAATTATTCTGCAAAATCAGAAACAGACTAAAAAACGGAGGTTACTTGGAAGTAAAAGTAAAAAAGAATAATGTAGAGTTCGCTCTTAGGTTATTAAAAAGAAAAATTAAAGATAGTGGTTTAATGGTAGAGTTGAGAGAAAGACAATACTATAAAAAACCATCAGCAAAAAAGTCAGAACAGAGAAAGTTGGGAAAGGTTCGTAATTGGATTAAACAACACCAAATGAATCCAGATTGGTGTGGAGAACCACCAACAGCAGGACTAAAAGAAAAAATTAAGAAAGAACGATTACAATACAAAAAATAACCGTTTTTCTAAGTTTTATATATTTATATACACAAGAATATATCGTTCAATCGCATACGATATACCGACTAATGTAAACCACATTAAAGTTCCTAATAACTTTATTAATTCCATTCCAAGTTTTTATGCTTGGGATAAACTCTTAGGAGAAAAATAATGGATGATCTTTTAAAAGACGCAATAGCAGATGCTAAAGCAGTCCGAGAGACCGCACTTGCAAACGCTAAAATAGCTCTTGAAGAAGCATTTACTCCAAGGATTCAATCTATGCTTTCAAAGAAGATTCAGTCTGAAATCGAAGATGAGGAAACTCCTCATGATGAAGATGAAATGGCTGGAGAAGAAGTACCTGAAGCACCTGAAGCACCTGCAGAAGAAGAACCTGAAGTGGCAGTAGAGCCAGAAGTTGGTGAAGAACCATCTGATGAAATAGCTGTAGCTGATGAAGAAGAAGATGCACCTCACGATGAAATCGCTGATGCTGATGAAATGGCTATGGACGCCGATGAAATCGCTGATGCTGATGAAGGTGAAGGACACGATGCTGATGAAGGTGAAGAAGATGTGATTGAAATCAATGGTGTAAAGTACGCCCCAGTAGTATCTGAGGAAGAAGAAGAAGATGCTGACGAAATGTATAAAGAGGAAGAAGAAGTTGATGAAGATGAACTCGACCTCGAATCTATTCTTAAAGAACTCGAAGATGAAGCCGATGAAGGTGAAGATGACGATGTTAATGAAGAATATGATGAAAATGCAGTCGGTGACGGACATGATTCAGACGAAGTTAAAACAGCTGATGAAGCTGAATTAGCCGAGAATGATGTATCTTCCGATATAGGTGCTGGTGATAACAAAGTCAATGATGAAGCAAATGACTCGTCTAAAACAGGAGCACAAGGTCCTGAAGGTGAAGGAAGTGATTCTGAATCTGGAAAAGAAGATGACAATCTTGAAGTAGTTGATGACTTAGTTGAAGTAAATGGGCAAAAGTATCGTGCAATTAAAGAAGAAGATGAGGAAGAAGTCAATGAAGAAGATGACAAAGACATCGACCTTGAAGAAATCTTAAAAGCACTTTCAGAAGGTGATGATGATGTAGATGAAGAAGAAACAGAAAAGAAAGACGAAGCAATTTCTAAACTCACATCTGAACTTAATGAACATCGCAATGTTGTTAAGTATCTTCGTTCAAAATTGAATGAAGTTAATCTACTTAATGCTAAACTCTTGTTTACTAACAAATTATTCCGTGCACACGGTTTAAATAACGAACAGAAGTTAAAAGTGGTGGAAACTTTCGATAGAGCTAAAAACCTTAGAGAAGTCAAGTTGGTATTTTCAACTTTGGCAGAATCTTTTGGTAGCAAAACCGCAAAGCAGTCTAAACCAATTAAAGAGAGTAAAGGTTCAGCCTCTAAAGCAGTAGCTTCAACCAAACCTAAATCATCACCACAAGTGATTGAAGAAGGATTTGATATGAAGAAACGCTTTCAGAAGTTAGCTAATATTCTGTAATAGTAAAGTAATTAATAACAATTTTTTTGGAGAAAAAAAATGGCAGACAATTTAAGTTCCATCGAAAATTTGATGGAATCATACGATTCTCAGAGAAGCCGTTTGGCAGAGACTCAAAAGTTAGTCAGTAAGTGGGAGCCTACTGGACTACTTGAAGGTCTTACCGATACAAACAAACAGCATGGAATGGCTGTTCTTCTTGAAAATCAGGCACGTCAGTTAATTGATGAATCATCAAAGACTGGTACTGCTTCGAATTCAGAAGAATGGAGTGGTGTTGCTTTACCATTGGTTCGTAGAATCTTTGGTGAATTAGCAGCTCAAGACTTTGTTAGTGTTCAACCTATGAACCTACCAAGTGGTCTTATATTCTATCTTGATTTCAAGTATGGTACAGCCCAAACTGGTAATCATAACAAGAACTCGTTCATTCATGGTAATACTTCAGCATCTAACGCAGACGCTAGTGGTGGTTTATATGGAGCAGGTAAATTTGGATATTCAATCAATGACCAAGCAACTGCAACGATAGCACCAACCGTAGCATCCGCTTCTTGGAAAGAAGTAGAATTTGAACAATCATTATCCGCATCAATTGCAACAACAGCATCTGATCAGATTATTAAAGGTACGGTCGCAAGGTCTAACTTTACTAACCCTGATGTTGAAGGTGTTCGTTCTTTTGTACTAAGTGGATCTGATATTACAGCAACCTACCCAGCTTATACATATTATGATGATACTAATGTATATTTCTATTTTAAGACTGGTGATGGTGAATTAAATAGTGGTGTTGGTATTAAGTACCATTCACAACCAACTGATATCACTCGTGGTGATTTCGAACAAGATTCATTTACAACACCTGCACCTAACAGTGCTGATGATGTAGATATTCCTGAAATCGATATCGCACTTCGTTCAGTATCTATTGTTGCTAAGACTCGTAAGTTAAAAGCAATATGGACTCCTGAACTAGCTCAAGACCTTAACGCTTATCATAGTGTTGATGCAGAAGCTGAATTGACTTCAATGTTAAGTGAGTACATCTCAATGGAAATTGATTTGGAAATCCTTGATATGTTGAAGCAAAACGCAAATGCAAAACACGAATATTGGTCAGCTAAAGTTGGATTTGAGTTTGATTCAGTAAGCAATGTCTTTAGTGAAGTTAGTGGTAACTCTAACGCTTACACTAAAGGTGAGTGGTTCCAGACTCTTGGTAACAAGATGCAGTCTGTTTCCAACGCAATCCATCAGAAAACTCTACGTGGTGGAGCTAATTTCATAGTGATTTCACCTGAAACAGCTACAATCATAGAGAGTATTCCTGGATACGCCGCTGATACCGATGGTGACGCGACTAATAACTCATATGCAATGGGTGTACAAAAAGTAGGTGCATTGAATAACAGATATACGGTTTATAAGAACCCTTATATGTTAGAAAACGATGTCCTTATGGGTTTCAGAGGAAGTAACTTCCTTGAAACTGGAGCTGTATACGCACCATATGTACCATTAATCATGACTCCTCTTGTTTACGATCCTGTTAACTTTACACCAAGAAAAGGTGTGATGACAAGATACGCTAAGAAGATGGTAAGACCTGAATTCTATGGTAAAGTAATCGTCGCTGATACACAATTTGTTTAAATTGTAATTAATCAGTAGATCATATAAAAGAGGGGAGATTTATTTCTCCCCTTTTTTATTGCCGTTATATTTATAGATGACAAAGAATATCCTTTAGGAGAATAATATGGAAGCTATATGGCCAGGAAGTGGTTCAGCAGTTAGTGGAAATACACCATTTGCACTATACGACAACGACACAACATTTCAATCAGATTCACCAAAATTTGCTAATTGGTGTGCAAAGAGACTTGGTTATCCAATTATGGCAATTGAATTACAAGATTCTCAATTTTATGCTTGTTTTGAGGAAGCAATTACAGAATATTCCTCACAAGTTAATCAATTCAATATAAGAGAAAATTTATTATCATTAAGAGGACACTCAACGGGTTCAAATGTAACTCATAAACGAGTAACATCTAATTTTGCAGAAAGTATCAGAATGTCAGAACAATATGGTACAGAGGCTGGAGTAGGTGGAACAATAGATTATAAGAGTGGTTCAATTAGTGTTAATAGTGGTTCACAAGTTTATGATTTAAATACATTATTTGCAGATGTTTCAGAAAGTGGAAAGGCAATAGAAGTTCGTAGAGTTTATTACGAAGCAAGTCCAGCAGTTCAACGATATTTCGATCCATATGCAGGAACAGGAGCAGGTTCTTACAATATGTTAGATGGTTTTGGTTGGGGTAATATGACACCAGCCGTTCAATTTATGATGATGCCAATATACGCAGATATGTTAAGAATGCAAGCAATTGAATTTAACGACCAAGTTAGAAAATCAACACACACTTTTGAATTAAGAAATAATAAAATTAGAATATTTCCTAATCCAACATCCACTTATAATTTGTGGTTTGAATATATTTTAAAAGAAGATAGAGATAATCCATTACAAACTGCACACGGAGAAACATCAAATGTAGTTTCAGATTATTCAAATGTTCCTTATGACAATATGGAATATAAATTCATAAATGATGTTGGTTTACAATGGATTAGAAAATATGGGTTAGCTTTAAGTAAAGAATTACTTGGTATGATTAGGAGTAAGTATGGTAGTATTCCTGTTCCAAATGCCGAAACAACTTTAGATGGTGATACTTTGAGAAATGAAGCCGCAACCGAAAAGGAATTATTAGTAACACAACTACGAGAAAATCTTGAAGCATCAAGTAGGAAAATGATGTTAGAGGCCGATAGTGAAGAATCAACACGATTACAAGAAAAGTTAAATAAAGTTCCATTACCAATTTATATAGGATAATATTATGGCAGGAAGATTTTTACCACAAAGAGACTTAAATGTTTTTGAACGGGTAAATAAGGAACTGATTGGAGATTTACAAGGTGGTAAAGATGGAATAATAAATCAACAGGCAGTTCTTTATAAGGTATCAGTTCAAGATACCATGACTAATCTTTACGGAGAGGCTAGTGGTGGTAAAAGATTTAAAGCAGGAATTAAATTTTCTTGTTTAATAGATGCTGCAGATTTTGATTATAATAATGATGAATTTGGACCAGATGAAGAACAATCTGCAACATTTCATATACTAAGACAAACTCTTATTGATTTGAATTTAGTTCCAGAACTTGGTGATATATTTGAATGGAATTGGGCACATTTCGAAATAAATGCTGTAAATGAAAACCAATTAATTGGTGGTATACAGGAAAACAATTGGACGGTTTCTTGTACATCACATAGAATAAGATTTTCTAATCTCGGTGTTGAAAGAGTTAGGAGTATTTAATGGCACGAAATAAACCACTACCAAGAAAACATAGAAGTGATACTTCACGAGGTAATCTAAATAGGGCAAGACAATACAAACGAGATACTGATAATGTACAAGATGTATCCGTTTCATTAATGGATTTAGATTCTGCCATAATGTATTATTTTACAGAGGTTGTTAAACCTACGGTGGTAGATAATGGTGAAACTGTAAAAGTTCCTATAATGTATTCTTCACCTGAGAGATGGTACGCTATACAAAATACTGGTTTTATGAGGGATAAGAAACGACAAGTTATTCTACCTGTTATAGCATTTAGAAGAACAGGAATGTCAAAAGATGAAACTATAGCTGTCGATAAGATAGATCCAGAAGAACCAAAATTACATTGGCAGTTTGAAAGAAAATATACAAACGCAAATCGATATGATGCATTCTCCGTACAACAAGGAATGATACCACAACGAGAATATTACAATGTTGCTGTACCTGATTATATGGTAATAACATATGATTTTATTATTTGGACACACTACATTGAACAGATGAATAAATTAGTAGAACGAATAAATTGGTCTGAAGGGGCATATTGGGGTGAACCTGGTAAGATGAAATTTAGAACAAACATAGATAGTTTTACGGATAGTACAGAAGTTACTGATAAAGAGAGAATTGTAAAAACAGAATTTAGTGTTACATTAAAGGGGTATTTGATTCCTGAAGCTTACAACGAGTTATCAGGTCCTCATACGATGCAAAAATTCATTACACCTAAAACACTTGTTATAAAAGATGAAGTGGATACACCTATTGCACCACTAATGGAACAATTACAAGGTGCAGAAGCTTTTCCAGATGCACAATCAGTATCACAAAATGAAACACAACCAGTAACTTTAACACATCCATTTACATTGACTGCTGGAACAGGAGTTTCAATTACTAATGACGGAGAATCTTTTACAGGAACAACCGCCGTATCCCATACTATCTCACTACCACAGGCAGTAGGAACAGATGCAAATGTAACTTTCGGACAAGTTACCGCATCTTTGGCCAAAATAGGTACAACTTCACCAATATTATTTGATGGGAGTGGTATAGTTTCTGATTTAGCAATTACAGGTTCGGTATCAACAACTGGTAATGTAAATGTTCAAGGAAATTTAAGTATAGATGGTAACCTTAGAGTTGAAAATTTACACACTCAGATTATATCCGAGTCAATAATACAATCAACAGGTTCAAACTTCTTTGGTGATGCATTAGCAGATACACATCATTTTACTGGTAGTATTATGACGAGTGGTTCACTATCACTTAATGGATATGAAGTTGATGAGATATCAAACGATACAAGTCTTGCTGGTTCAAGTGCAACCTCACTCGTTACCGAACATGCTGTAAAATCATATATATCTGGTCTAAGTTCTGCAGATGAACAAACTTATTTACGAAAACAATTTGTAAAGATATCCAATACTCTGATAAATGCCAGTACGGCAAGTTTTACAGCGGTAACCGCATCTGCACCTGATGGTATGACATCAACAACCGAACACGATTTTATATTTTTTATCAATGGTCAATATATGGAACATGATGCTATAAGTATACAACAAGTAGGTGCATCACTTTACTTAGGTGTGGATACGGGTAGTATCGGATATGCATTAGAAAGTGATGATGAGATATTGGCATGGGGTAAATTTAACTCTTAGGGTTAGATATGGCAACAAGATTAAGACAACCACTAACAATAACAGGTGGTACAGGAGTAACAGCTTCAAATAGTGGAGTTGGATACTTTGGAACAGAACAAGTACGACAAGAAATTTCTATCGGAAATGATGTCAGTACAACAGGAAATGTTCAATTTAATTCAATTACTTCGAGTATGAATCTCGGTGGAGCTTCTTATTCAGATAGTGGTATTGTAAATGGAACGGTAAGTATTACGGGTACAACAAAGGTTACCTCAAATTTTTTTGTTACAGGTAGTGTGACAAGTAGTGCATTATCTTATGATTCATTAACAGCTGATACTCAAACTGGTGGTACAACATATTTATCAGGTTCGAATATATTTGGTAATGATACAACCGATAAACAATATTTTAGTGGTAGTGTTACTATGACTGGTTCGTTTAATTTGAATGGATATGAAGTTAGTGAAATATCGAATGATGTTTTACTATCAGATTCAAGCACTACTGCCTTATTAACAGAAAGTGGTTCAAAACTTTATGCAGATACAAATGTAGGTTCATTTGCAAGTGCACCCTACTTGAGAAAAAATTATCATAAAAGTGCAACTTCAATACTTAATAATACAGCAAGTTTTACAGCTTTATCTGCATCTGCACCTGATGGTATAACGGCAACAAGTGAAACTGATTTTTTATTTTTTAACAATGGACAAATTATGGAACATGATGCATTAACAATACAACAAAGTGGTAGTACATTTCTACTAATAATCGATCCTAATTCGTTAGGGTATAATTTAGAGAATGATGATGAAGTAAAGGCATGGGGAAAATTTAATGCTTAAATTAAAAGAATTATTAAAATTAGATAGGATGAGGTATAGTGAATCCATAAAACCTAAACATCAGAAGAAGATGGATAGGCCTTTAAAACATATTCATAATCCTATGATTCCACACAATCCACCACCAACAAATTCAAGTAAAGTTACTGTTGATGAATTACATTGGTTGTTAAATTATAATGATGGTAAAATATCAAATGATGTAGTTATGGAAGGTGATGATATAGAAAAGGTTTTCGAAAATTATTGTGAAGAAAATTCTTTAAATTATCCAAAAGAATATATAAAAGAATTAATTAAAGATAGTGGTCGTATTATTTATGAACTAAAATACAAATACAATAGACCACGACCATTTCAATTAGGTGAATTTTATAACATACCTGATTTTAAAATACACAATTTAGATAGTGCAAAAACACCATCATATCCAAGTGGTCATTCCACACAAGGTATTTTTATATCTAAAGTTTTTGGTAAAATGTATCCAACTCACGAGAAACAATTTAACAGATTAGGAAAGATGATTTCCAATTCTCGATTAATGGCAAGGGCACACTTTCCAAGTGATACTAAATTTGGTGAAAAAGTAGGTAATTTGATATTTAATAATATCAAAGGGAAGTTAAAATGAATTTAAATAAAATCATATCAGATAATACTTGTATTCATTGTGGAAATGTTGCTAATGAAAACCTACGAAAGTGGTTTAAAGACAAATGGGTGAATATAGGTAAGAAGAAAAAAGGCGGTGGACATCCACCTTGTGGTACAAGTGGTAAAAAAAGAGGATATGCTAAGTGTGTTCCTAAATCTAAAGCTGCCAATATGACTAAAAAACAAAAGGCAAGTGCTACTCGTAGAAAAAGGGCCGCACAAAACAAAGCTGGTCGTGGTGGAACATCATCTACAAGAGGTGGTGGTAAAAAACCAATCAATGTAAAAACGAAAGCGGAGAACAGAATGAATTATTGTCAACACGATGAATGTGTAAAAGAAGCAAAACACTATATGGTGGAGAAAAAAGATAAATGTTATCATAAAGTAAAAGCTCGTTATGATGTATGGCCATCAGCATATGCAAGTGGAGCATTGGTAAAGTGTCGTAAGGTAGGTGCAGCGAATTGGGGTAACAAAACAAAAGAAGATTATCCTGGTATAAGTATAAAACCATTACACGATGATGAGGTTAATGAACGCACAAGGATGAAACCACAAGTCAAAAAACTTTTAAAACAAAAGGGATACGGCCCTATCTTTGGAGCTATTGATAGTTCTAAACAACAATTAAAACAGATGAGATATTCACGAGGTGAGATTCGAGATACATTGATTAGTATGTTTGGTGATGAGGATCCAAAGATACTTCAAAGGATTAAAGAATCTATAAATGAGAAAAAAGGGGATTTCCTTGATTCTCTGTTTCCAAAATCAAAAGTTGCTAAGGCAGTTAAAATAGCTCATGATATGGGTGGTGATATGACTGGAGCAGTTAAGAAGATTGAAAGGTATTTTAAGGGAATGACACTACATAGTAAAGTTAGAGATGCACTTCAACAAGCTAATGAATCCGTAAATGAAAACAACATGGGTGATAAGTTATGGGAAGCTTGTTGGAAAGGATACGAGAAAAAAGGTATGAAGAAGATGTTTGGTAAAATGTATCCTAATTGTGTAAAGAAAGAATCCTATGATATATTTTCCGAAGATGGTGGATGGGGATACACAATGGATGGTCTTGTCGAAGCCGAATATCAAGGTCGTAAGGTCAAACTCGGTAAACCGATGCAAGGTGATACAAAGAAATTTAAAGTATATGTTAAGAATCCTAAAGGTAATGTGGTTAAGGTTAACTTTGGACAAGGTGGTGGAGCTAAAGGTGGTACGATGAAGATTCGTAAATCAAATCCAAAAGCTCGTAAATCATTCAGAGCAAGACACAATTGTGATAATCCAGGACCAAGACATAAAGCTCGTTATTGGAGTTGTAGAAAATGGTAAAACTAAAAGAATTATTAACAGAGGCAAAATATAAAGAGACTTATAGGTCGATTACTGCAAGAGATAAAGAGTATAATAGAATATGGCCAATAGGTGGACATCCAAGAGTAACGGTTCGTTCTTATAATGAAACACAAAAGACAGGTCGTATGAAAACTGCATACATAGAAATTGATGGTGATAAAATGTGGGTTGATGCATATAAGAAAATAGCCTTTAAAGGTAACGGATCAATTTATGATGTAGTAAAGCATGTGAGAAAGGAAACTGGTAATTCAAATGCTTAAACTAAAAGAATTATTAACTGAATGGAACGATACTTCATTTAAAGATTTACCAAAAAGGTGGTCTAAGGCTGTTATGAAGGGTAGAGAGACAGATGGACTTACGGAATTTGAAAGATTGGGTGGAACTGATGTAGAGCTGGGGAAGGTTTATACAGATAAGGATAGACCACCTTTTAAAGCTGAATTTATAGACTTAGATAACAGAACGCGAGAAAAGAAAATTGATGAAAAGATGAGTGATGAAAAAAGAGCGTTTTTAATGTTACGAATATATGGTGATAGCTGGAAAGTAAATCTCGGAAAAGTCTTTTCGGGAATCAACAGAGGTAAACCTACCTTGATTAAAAAAGGATTAAAAGAAATCAAACTTCTCAATAAAAAAATTGAGGAAATGATTGAAGAACTAATTTAATTTTCCACTTTTCTTCTACTATTTTGACTTTGTGATATTTATTAGTATGAGAAAAAGACATTGGAAAAATAGAAAAAATCGAAAGTGTCCTGATTGTAATAGAGTCATCTATTATACTCGTAAAGACACTTTTGACCGTGCAGTAGGAAACAACGCTGTATGTAAGTCTTGTGCTCAATCTGATAGAAAACTTGCTATGGATACCATCGAAAAGATGAAGAAACCAAAGAGTAAAGTACACAAGAAAAATATCTCACAAGGAATGACTTTGTATTGGGAAGAAAGAAAACAACAAGAATCATTAAAATATAAGGAATTTGAATGGCTCTCTTAGGATTAAAACAATTAGATAGTGTCTTAACTGGTTCATTACAAGTTTCTGGTAGCGCGGGAGTTACTGGATCTATTAAAGTAAGTGGAAATATAAGTGGTTCATCAACTGGTTCATTTGGTTCAGTAGTCGTTTCAGATAAAGTTCAAGGTAATTTGGTTGTAGCAGATACAATAACAGCTAAAGATATTGGTATAGGGGCATCTAATAACAGGATGGATATCGGTAGTACTATTATAATAAATGATGGGAATAATAGAGTCGGATTCGGAGATACAGCACCATCATCACCTGATACAGAATTACATATAAAATCTGATACACCAGTAGTTACTTTACAAAGAACCAATAATAATCAAAAAAGTGCTATTGATTTTCAAGGTTCAGGTGGTTCAGTTGGTTCATCAATCGAATTCGTTGCTGATACCAATGATTTATCTTTTCAAACATTTGATGGTTCTAATCCTCATGAAAAATTAAGACTTGAAGATGGTGCAGATGGTAATATAAAAGTTTCGGGTAGTACACAGATTACAGGTTCTTTAAATGTATCTGCAACAATAACAGCAAATGCCTTTAGTGGAGATGGTAGTAGTATTACAGGAGTAACCGCAGAATGGGATGGTTCTCATAATGGTGATGCTTCAATTACTGGTTCTTTAAATGTATCTGCAACTGCTTCAATTGGTCGTGGAGAATTTACGACTATATCTGCAAGTAGTGTTGATGTAGATGAAGGTACATTAAGAATTGGTGGTGTTGGTCTTACCAGGACTATGGCAGAAAACATTACTGGTTCATTTGGAGTAGAGTTACCAGGTCAAACAATTCTTAGTGGTTCACTTGAATCCACTGCTTCCGCAGCAAAAATCACTGCTGGTACAGCCGTAGAAACGGATCGAATAGAATCTCTTACTGCAAATCCAAAGAGTCGTATATATTTATCACATCCATCCAATAGGAAAAATGCACAATTAGCATTAAATTATCGTTCCTATAATGTATTCGAGGCAACTGGTAGTGGTGATGATATGTCTATAACAATCGGTTCGGATGCAAACTCAGCAAGGTCAGATATAACTTTACAAGGATTTAGAAGTGGTGGAGCGGCCGCTAAGGTATCCGCTATATTTGTTGAGGGAGTTGGTTCTAAAATTGGAATGGGTGGAATTACAAGTCCAACAACAGCAGTTCATATATCAGGTTCGGGCGATAGTAATTTATATGTTGAAGGACAAATTTCTTCGAGTCAATGGGTAAGTGCAAGTACATATTATGGTGATGGTAGTAATTTAACTGGAATTGATGCAGGAAGTGGTATTTTTGTAGCAACAGGTTCAACCCAAAATACCACAGGTGATTTACAAGTTACTGGTTCATTACAAGTAACCACTGCATTAACATCATCTACTGCAATAAAAACTAATAATATACAAAATGGATACCCAACTTCCAATCAATGGGGAGAGGGATTAGATGGAAGTTATTTTAATAATTTTGATAATACATCTCATGTAAGTGAAATTTTAAGATTTGTGGCGGGGATAATTAGCCATTCAATAGATACTGCATCACCAACTGCAAATACCAAAACTTGGGCAAGTGTAGATACAAATAATAATAGTTTAGGTTCAACTGCAAACAGTATAGATGGTAGATTACCACAAGACCATACTTCTATTAGTAACACAACATTAAATTATTTAGTACATAAAGGATGGACAGGACCAGGTCGAAAAGTTTTTGATGGTATTAGTATTTACAATAATAGTAGTTACTTTATAGATTTTGATTCCAATAGTGGTGGTTCAACAAGTGTTAATTCATCAGCTGATAGTGAGTTATTTGGTTTGGGTGGATTATCAAGTGGTAACGCACAAGAGTTTTTCATTAGAGTAGTGGCAACACAATCATTTAGTGATACGGGTAGTGTAGCAACACCAACACCAAGTTCCAATACTTTTACAACACAATCATTTTTTGATAATTCAACAAGTACTTTTGGAACTTCAAACGGATTGACTTTAGCAAAAATAGAATCTGCAAATCCTGCAGTAATTCCAGCAGCATTCCAAGATGGTAAATTCGAAAATATCGGTGGAGCTGATATGAGTGGTACTTTAACAAGAAGATATTCTGGTTCTAATCCAAGCTTAGTTAATGATTTTTCAAGTATATCTTCAAGTGGATATTATAATTTTCAAGACTTGGTAGTAGGAATAAAAACTGGTTCACAAGGAGATTATGTATTCAAAGATGGTACAGATAAAAAACATTTTTACGCACCAAGAACCTCAATTAATACTGCTATAGGAGATAACTCATTAGCAGATGTTGGAACAACAACAAGATCATTAACTGCTGTATCAAGAAGTTTGAGTGGGGCACCTTATGTAACTGGTTCTACTTATGAAATATCAACAAAAATTACAGGATTGTTTAATCCAATGTATGCAGCAACAACCACATTAACAGATATGAATGGTGGTAGTGTTGGTGTGGGTAGTGTATCAATAACTAATGATAATATTTCTACAAGTGGTGGAACAATACAAACTGCAAATGCAATTTATGATAATGGTGTTTCAAGTGCAAGAAATACAAGTACAGTTCCTCATTATAATGATGTAGCAATAATATCTGCATCAGTAGATTGGGATGCTGGTAATGATGAAAATATAAATCAAACTGGAGTTGGTGATACAACATTTACCGTAACCGTAAGGGCAAGAGATAGAGATAGT